TCTTGAAGCCCGCATCATTCGGGATTCAAGCGGCATACGGCGGCGGGTCAAGTTAAGAGAAAGGGAGGGTCAGAGCCGCCCCCCATTCCGCTAAGCTAAGGTCGCTATGCTCGGCTCACGGAGCCTGGATCATCGACAACGCGCGACCAGATCCTGCGGTAGGGATTGAGCCAGAAAATAGCGCCTGCCAGCGGAAGCCGGGAGGCAGGCTCTTCAAGGGCGAACTGGCGTCCACATAGCGAAAGCCAGTTCGGGCCCGACTCGCATAACGAGACTCGCTTCGGCTGGTCGAGCCAGCCCGAGCGACTAAGCGTCGGGGCTGGCGCCCGACTTCTTCGCGGTCCCGGGCTTGCGCGCACTCTTCTTAGTTGCCACTGGCTTGCGTGCCGCCTTCTTCGACGCCTCTTGTTCGAGAAGTGCGTCAACCTGCTTCTTACTCAGGCCTCGCAAGGAAGCGATCTTCTCCAAGAATTCTTGCCGTGGCCGAGTATCCGTCTGCTCCCAGTTATAGATCGCCTGCGAGCTAGCCCCCAGCAATGGGGCGAAGGCGTCACGACTGAGGCCAAGTCGTTCGCGCAGCTTCCGAAGGCCGGCGGCCGAGTATCGAATCGCAGCTGCCGGAGCAGTCGGGTCCTTCTTGGCCGGATCGGCCTGGCGAGCCCCCTTAGAACCCGCCTTGACAGCACGCCGGAGTGTTTCAAGCTCCTGCTTCAACGAGGTCAGCTGCTTACGCTGCGCCAGTATCTGCTTCTTCAGCGGCTCGACCTGCTGTCGGAACTCCTTTCGGGTCAAGCGAATGATCTCTTCCTTCAATATCGAAGCGATGTTTGGCATGCGATCTTCCTTATGGTTGAGGACTCAGAGTAGACGATCGCACTACCGGCGACCAATTCTTGCGGTTTTGCGTGGAAGAGCTAAGAAGACACATCAATGCCAACCAACCGTCGCTGCTCGGACCATAGCAACGGCGGGCTAATGCCAAGACGATCGATCTGCACATCCGGAATGGTGTCATCCAAGATCCCGGCAATGATCTCTGGGGCTAGCAAGGTCAGGTTGATGATTCGACCAACGTAGCTGTTGTCGGTGGATTCGCTTTCGGCCAGCTCTTTCATCGAGGCTATCTCGCCGCGCTCCAGCATTCCCCGCCAGCGGTATCCCTTGGCGAGCGCGCGTTGCAGCGAGGTCAATTGGGACCCGCTCGTTGCAGCGTCGCAGTCCTTAGCCTGACCGTAGCGCCGCCGGCCGGCGCGGCGACTAATAGCGAGCGGCACGATCACGGTCAGCGCGCCGTCGCTTGTTCGTACGACGCGCGGTGCGCCGGCCGTATCGACTACGGGCCTCATGCTGCAATCCCTTCACGACCCAACTCGTCCGCCAGAGACAGCACACCGTTTGGGTGAAACCTGATCTCCATGGCATCAAGATTCACCACGACCTGCTCGATCAGCAGCCGAAGGAGTCGCTGCTGCTCGGCCGGAAACAGTGCATCCCAAACCTGATCAAACTGCCGTATCCCAACCACGATCATAGCCTCGTCCAGCCCAGCGCCTGAGGTTGCCGCCTGCGCGACAATCGCCGAGAGCATCTCCGGCGTGTTCAGCATCTGTCGTACATAGCCCACCACAATTCCCTCCAGTTCGGCGGCTGGAAGCCGGGGGAACTTCGCCGCCGCCGCGCCCTCATGAATTTGCGCGGTGCTGATGTAGTACCGGTACATCCGACCATTGCTCTTAACCGTGTGGTAGGGCGTCATGGCTCGCCGGTCCGGTCCAATGATTAATCCCTTTAGCAGGAACGGCACCTTGGCCCGGCTCGCGTTCCCTCTTGCCGCTGCGTTGCTCGCCAGAATGGCCTGGACCTTCTCCCAGACGGCACGATCAATGATTGGAGGATGGCAATCGGTAAAGTACTGGTCCCGATGCTTCAGCTCTCCCAAGTACGTTCGGTTGTGCAGGATCTTATGAATCGTGCTCTTGTCGTGCGGCTGGGGCGTTCGGACGCGGCCGGCACGGGTGGTCCACGCCTTGCTTTTGTAACCCATGCCGGTTGCGTCACGGACCACCGCCTGAATAGATTCCGTTTCGATCAGTCGCTGGAAGATGAAGCGAACTTGCGCTGCTTCAAGATGGTCGATCGCAAGTCTCCGATCCTTGATGAAGTACCCCAGCGGGGGGATACCGTGCATCCAGAGCCCTTTCGCCTTACTTGCGATCATCTTATCGATGGCCCTCTCGACATCGAGGTCGCGGTCGTACTCGGCAAACGACATCAAGATGTTCACCGTCAGGCGGCCCACGGTATCGGCGGTATTGAAGCTCTGGGTTACCGACACGAACGCGACTTCCTTCTCTTCAAGCACCTTTAAGAGCTCTTGGAAGTCGCGTATGGAGCGGGAAATGCGATCAATCTTATAGGCCACGATGACGTCAACCAGACCTGCCCGGACATCCGCCATCAGTCTCTGCAAACCCGGACGGATCATGGTAGCGGCCGACCAGCCCGGGTCGTCATAGACGGTTGCGATGGGCACCCAACCTCGCCCACGCTGGCTGGCTATGTACGCCAGCGCGGCATCGCGCTGAGCCTCGATGGTGTTGTACTCCCGCTCAAGGCCCTTCCTTGTGGATTTTCGCGCATAGATGGCACAGCGGGTGACAGGTGGCTGAGCATTTAGCCCGGGTGCTTGGACGTTCATGCGGCCGCCCTAACCGGGATACCCTTTGAGGGGAGGCACTCGACCACGAGGACACCATGCCGCTGGAAGAATCGAGCTAGGTGCGACGCGCCATCAAGATCATTCGACAGTCGATCCATTTCGGTGACGGCCACACAATCGACTGCGCCGGCCGCAACCTCTATAAGAAGTCGCTGAAAGTTCGGCCTGACTTCGGTTCGACTGCAGACGCCGTCGTCCGCATAGTGGGAGACGACCGGCGTACGGTCGAGTCTTCCGGCAAGGTCCTGCTGCACGACGTAGCGCTGATAGGCGATGAAATCTGAATCGACGCCTTCGGAATAGCAGTAGATGGCAACGCGCACGGGATTGGTAAGGTTCAACATATGAACTCCTCAGTCTCTTTTGATACGCAGGACCGACAGCGCTCGCGCCAGCCAGGGTGCGGGAAGTCCGTTCTGGGGTTCCTGGTGCCTAACTCTCTCGTCGGCGAGGCCTCTATCTGCTGCTAGCGCCTCAGCTGCCTGCCCCTTCGCCACGATCAGCGGTACACCGGCGATCTCAAATCGAACCCTAAGCCGCAGGTCGTCCATGTACGATCGTGTCAGCCGGTCATCGGATGCGACAACAATGGCTCTGACGAAGCCTGCGTCCATGTGCCGAAGCATTGATTGCAAACCCGGGCGCCTGACCGTTGATCCCGCCATGCCGTCGTCGCAGTAGGTGACCGTCGCCGATTCGCCGAACACTTCCTCCGCTGCACGCTGGGCCTGCGCGTACTGCTGCAAGATGGCGGCGGGATCTGGCACGTCCGAGCGCGCATAGATCACGACGTTGCCAATTTTCTCCTCACGGCTCATGCCTTTCTCCCTTCCTACTGGACTGCGGTCGCAGCCCGAAGAATGCGGGACCCGACCAGCGCGTCCCTGTGATTTCCCTAGCGATCTTCGACAGGCTGTCGTAGCGCCTTCCGTCGTAGTCGAACCCACCGTCCTGCAGTACCGTCACCCGATGAAGTCGACCGTCGTGCTCCCGTGTTAGGACGACGCCCGGTGTCGGCGCTTGCGCTGATGCACGGCGAGTCACCTTGCCGGTTTCGACCAGACGATTAATGCGTTTGGTATTTCTCTCAATGAGAGGGTTAGCATCCGATCGATATGCTTCTTCTTGCAGGCGATGAGCCAAGCGACGTACCGCGTACCGGCGATTGTTTACGCCAGGCGGTTCACCGAAGTACTCCACCCACTTCACTTTGATTTCCTTCCACGTCAGGTGCGGCAGCGCCGCCACCTGAGCGGCAAGGGTTTTCTGCGCGACACTTTTCTCGATCACAGTCGGCCTCCACGGCTCTCCAAGGGGTCGTCATACACCCTCGTTTCGCCCGTCTTATCAAGCCCAACCGGTCCGGAGAAACCACGCGCGCGCTGATCCTTCGATTGCACACGCCGCAATGCAGTGACGACCAGATCACCGATCTGCTTCACCCGTTCCTCCGAGTCGTTTGATGGGTCGCTTCTATAGTTGTTTGTCATTGGATGCCCTTTCCTTTCGGTCATTCCGATGGCAGCAGCTGCCTGCGTATAGCGACTTCGCCGTTTTTCCAGTCGATGAATCTCGGGAACTCCTTGCGACTACAAATCTGCGAAAGACTGGTGTTCTTGTTGCTGTAGCCTGCCCGGCGCAGCACCCAGCTTTGTCTGGGCCGAGGCTGGCCGGCGTCATGCGCTTCTGCAATGGCAAGCACGAACGCCCGCTGCTTCCTTTGAAGTGACAGTTCTTCTCCCTGCACGCGCAAGACAGATCCATCGTCGCTGAGCTCGAACCATCTACCAGCATGGATTGGCTTCTCCGGGCTCGGGTCAAGCGAAGCGATTGCGCTTTCCAGCTGCTCAACGCTGGTCACCAGTCCCTCGCGCTCAATCCTCGCGACCTTGACCAGTGGGATAGCCATTCGCCCTTTTCCGCTCAGCTCCGCCGGCACGATCCGTTTCGTCGTGAGCAGCACCTGTCGCTCGGCAGCGTCTGCATCGAGCGCCGCGATGGTCTGGTCCACTTCATCGGTCCAGATGTAGCGGAACAGGTACACGGAGACGTTCTTCTGCCCCATGGAAACTGCCGCCAAGCGCCATAGACGATTCGGCACCAGGCATACCGGCTCTGCGTCGGCGAGTTGCGCCGACAGCTGAGTAGGCAGCCAGTCCTCGCGCACTCGCGCTGCCGCAAGCGGCTGCCAAAGCTCAACTTTTCCGCCGCACTTGAGGCAGATGAGACTTTGATCGTCGTAGGTCCAGGCGTGGCGAAGCAGTTCAGCGGCGCAGACCTTGCACTGACTGCGAACGGCGCGCTTTGCCGGGAACAACGCACCGATCGAAACCAGGGTTTTGAAGAATCGACTGTTATTCGCAGGCAACAGCGGGCCATACGGCTCATTGTTGAACCGGTCGAGGTATTTCTGGAGCACAGTAAAGCTTCCTTACCGCGACGAATCGCGGACATAAGGCCCCGTGCAGGCCGTCGCCGGCCCGATGGAATTCTCTTCGTTAGTGAACGATCAAATCGGCGAAGCCGATACCACTGAATCGTCTAGTTTTTGCACGAATAGAGCGTTGGCGGTCGCTATCAGCGATTCACTGCAGGCCGGAATGCCGCCGTGCATGAGAGGGAGAAGCGCGCCGGAGAGGCGCACAGAGCAGGTGTTGCGAACGAATCCGTTGTTCATAGTGGGTCCTTTGAAGCAGACCACTTCGAGTTGTGGCTGGAACTGAATCAAAGCCTATCGCGCCGTTCATGATTTGCGCAATATCACAAGTGCATTCCGATCCGTGCCAAACCGCACAATCCAGTTTTGGTTCATGCCTCGTTTGGATTGAAGCATCCGAACGTCATTCTCTGTTCTCGGCTTCTAGTTGTTTCTAGTTGGATCTAGTCTTCGATCTAGTCGTTTCCATCTTTCGGTTCTAGCCGGCTTTGTACGACGCTTCTCCGCGAAAGCACATTGGTGCCATCGCATGAGAGGAGTTGTTGCAGTGAGCCAGCCCAACCTTTCCACCGAAGAACTTGCTGATCGCTGGAGCGTCACCACGCGCACCATCAAGCGATGGCGCAGCGAAGGCATCGGCCCGCGCTCGTTCAAAGTCGGCCAGGTCGTCCGATACCGGCTGGACGACGTTGAGCACTTTGAGTGCCGCGCGCCGAGTGCCGCCCCGCAGGCCGCCGGGGAAGCCGCATGACGCTTTTGGAACGATGCCTTGGTCGGCTTGCCTCCGAACTGGCGGACTATTCGCCCGAGATGCTGTTCGACCTGAAGAAGGAAGCGTCCGAGGCCCTCGCGACCGCGAAGGCGAACGTCGATTGGATCGACCGAGCGCTGGACCTGAGGTACAGCCATATCGCGGCGCAGCAACGGCTGGCCGCCGACAAGGACACCGGCACGGTGACCTTTACCGACAGTGACATCCGCGTCAGCGTCGAATTGCCGAAGAAAGTCGAATGGGACCAGGCGCAGCTCTCGCGCATCGTCGAGCGCATCCGCGCCGCCGGCAAAGATCCCGTTGAATTCGTAGAGGTCACCTACCGGATTAGCGAGACCAGGTACAACGCCTGGCCAGCCTCACTGCGCACGTCCTTCGACGCCGCCCGCACGCTCAAGACCGGTAAGCCGATCTTCCGTCTGTCCTCGCCCGGGGACGAAACGTGACGGAAATCACTATTTTAAGTTGCGACCGCATCTTGGCCCTCCGCGTTGCGAGCGACCACGAAGCCTGCATTTGGCTGCTCTGTAGCGCACGCGGCCTTTCCGCCGCACACGCTCCTCGCGCTAGAGATCGAAAGTCGATGCCTGCACCCGCCCGCGCCCCGTCCATTTCCCTCGCTCCGACTGGCGATCCATGCAACGACCTGGTGTGCAAGCTCTCGGGAGGCCGTTGATGACCCTGCCGATCATCACCGCGGATCAGCGCCTGACCGAGGTCCGCGGCGTCAAAGGTGTCCTCGTCGGCCGATGGGGCCTGGGCAAGACCTTCCAACTGTGGACGCTCAATCCGAGCACGACTCTGTTCGTAGATATCGAGGCCGGGGACCTAGCCGTAAAGAGCTGGCCCGGCGATAGCCTGCGCCCTCGCACCTGGGAGGAATGCCGCGACATCGCTGTGCTGCTCGGCGGTCCGAACCCGGCACTGCGCGACGGTCAGCCGTTCAGCCAGGATCACTACGATCGCGCGCGTCAGCGGTATGGCGATCCCGCCGGGCTGGAGAAGTACCGGACGATCTTCCTCGATTCCATTACCGTCGCCGGCCGGCTGTGTCTGCAGTGGTGCAAAGGCCAACCCCAGGGGTTCTCGGACAGAGCCAACAAGCCCGACACGCGTGGGGCTTACGGCCTGATGGGTCAAGAGATGGTGGCCTGGCTGACCCACATCCAGCACACCCGAGATAGGCACATCTGGTTCGTCGGCATCCTCGACCAGCGCACCGACGAGTTCAACCGCAAGTTCTACGAATTGCAGATCGACGGCTCCAAGACCGGTCTGGAACTGCCGGGCATCGTCGATGAGGTGATCACGCTCGCCGAGGTCACCACCGGGGATGGCCCACCGTATCGCGCATTCGTCTGCCACACCGCTAATCCCTGGGGGTTCCCCGCCAAGGACCGATCCGGCCGCCTGGACTTGGTCGAGCCTCCGGACCTGGGCTTGCTCATGCGCAAGCTTGGCGCGCCCGAGGCGGCAGCCCCCAATCCTCCTCCCCTCCATTAGTTCGCAGGAAACCTCATGTCGGTCTGGAACAACTTCAACGACGCCGAGAGTCCGTCGTTCTCCCTCATCCCCAAAGGCACCTTGGTCAAGGTCCGCATGACCATCAAACCCGGTGGCTACAACGACCCGACCCAGGGTTGGCTGCACGGCTGGGCGACTCGCGGTGACACCGGCGCCGTCTATCTCAACGGCGAGTTCGTAGTACTCGAAGGCAAATATGCGCGTCGCAAACTGTGGTCGCTAATCGGTCTGCAGAGCTCGAAAGGACCAACCTGGGGCCAGATGGGCCGCGGCTTCATCAAGGGCGCACTCAATTCCGCGCACGGCCTACACCCTGACGACATGAGCGCAGCCGCCCAAGCCGGACGTTGCATCGAGAGCTTCGCCGATCTCGACGGCTTGGTGTTCGTCGGAAAAGTCGACTGGGAGAAGGACAGCTACGGCGAAGACAAGGCCGTCATCAAGATCCCGGTCATGCCCGATCACCCCCAGTATAAAGAAGCTATGGGATCGGTAGCTGCATCGATCAACGGCTGCAGCCCGTTGTCGGCGCCGTTACCGGTGAACGTCGCGCACGCTGCGCAAGCCGCAGCGGCGCCGGCTGCCGCTCGCCCAGCGTGGGCTCAGTAAGGCGGCGCATCGATGTCACACACCCCACGGCTGCTAGAACGCTATCCAAACGGCGACGGCATCTATACGGAGTTACGTCTGCTGTCCAGCGCCGATCTGGATTCACAGATCCAAAACTACCGAGCGCTGGCTCGCGAACACGATCGACACGCTGAGGCGCTGATCGAGTACCGCAACCGGGTGTTCGACCATTCCCGCCATGGCCGATGACGCCGTGCTGGGCCTGCGGAAAGCCCGCTCGCGGCTTCGGCCATCTGGACGTGCGCCGCCGGATCGGTGATCCGCGGCGTACTCCGTACCGTTGGGCGTTCTGTTCGACGACGTGCCAGAACGCCTTCCACCAACTCTACGACACCCGACGCCGGAGCGATCCGGCGTCGATGGAGGAACTATTGCCTGTGACACACCCATTGTCCCCTGAAGCGCAGCGCGCGTGCCTGAGAGCGCTTGCCTCCGTCGCCGGTCGAATCGGTTTCGACACTCCACTCGGCTACTACAACCAGGCGCAAGCAACCGAAGTCATCGAGTCGATCACCCAGGCTTACGAGGCTTCGATTCGAGCGCAGTCCCATCCGATCGGCTACAAGGTGGCGCCGCCACTCGACGGATTTGAGAACGACACGATTCCATTCTGAATTTTGGCATTGCCATCTTCTTTCTGGCATTTGGCACTTTCGACGTCGAACCTATGCTTGATTTCAACACGCATGACCTGTCCGAACATGTCGGAACTCTGGTCGATAAAGCCATGGAGCGCGAGGCGGATTTGCTGCCACCGCGTGCCTACCTCGGTGCATCCAGTCTTGGCGAAGACTGCACCCGTCGCCTGCAGTTCCAGTACTTCAATACCCCGAAAGATGCAGGTCGGCACTTTCCCGGCCGTGTACTTCGCGTGTTTGCCCGCGGCCACCGGGTCGAAGACTGGATGGCGGACTGGTTGCGCCTGGCCGGCTTCGACTTGCGTGCTCGTAACGAGCACGGCGAGCAGTTCGGTTTCACCGCTGTCGACGGTCGGATGCGCGGTCACGCCGATGGCGTGATCGTCGCCGGTCCCAGCGGCTTCTGCTATCCGATGCTTTGGGAAAACAAGGCGGTCGGCACCCAGACGTTTCGGGAACTTCGGAAGAAGCGGCTCGCCGCCAGCCGCCCGGTCTACGCGACCCAGGTAGCGCTCTACCAGGCGTACCTCGGACTCCACGAGCATCCGGCGCTCTTCACGGCGATCTGCGCCGACGACATGGCGATCTATGCCGAACGGGTCAACTTTGACCGCGGCCTGGCACAACGCGCATCCGACCGAGCCGTAAACATCCTACGCGCCTGCGACACCGCGGAGCTCCTGCCCCGAATCAGCACAACCCCCACCCATCAAACCTGTCGGTACTGTCCCTGGCAGGACCGCTGCTGGAGCCTGCCCCATTGAGTACATGGAACGATTTCAACGACGCTGAGCCGGCGTCCGCACCAAACGGTCAAACCCGACGAGCAGAGGTGAGATCGGCGCTTCTGCTGCGGCTGGAGGCGTTGCTAGCGGCGCTATTTCCCGACGGCAAGTCGCGGCGCGGCAGATTCACTATCGGTGATGTCCACGGCGCGACCGGAGACAGCCTTGAGATCGCGCTAACGGGCGACAAGGCCGGGTTGTGGAATGATCACGCCACCGGCGAGGGCGGCGACATTTTCGACTTGATCGCTGCGCAAGCCGGGCTCGACGCGCGGCAGGACTTCGCCGCGGTGCTCGATCGCGCAGCCGACCTGGCAGGCCATGTTCCAGCGCCAGCGGCCGACTCGTCGCCCAATCGACGCCGGTCGGAGCCCGCGCTGGACGAACTTGGCCCGCATACGGGGCGTTGGGATTATCTGAGTTCGGACGGCGAACTGATCGCGTGCGTATATCGCTACGATCCACCGGAGGGAAAGCAATACCGGCCGTGGGACGCGAAGCGTCGCAAGCACCAGGCACCGATGCCACGGCCGCTCTACAACCAGCCCGGCGTCGCCGCGGCGACCGAGGTCGTCCTGGTCGAAGGCGAGAAATCGGCCGATGCGTTGATCGAGCGCGGCGCCTGCGCCACGACCTCTATGAACGGCGCGAATGCACCGATCGAGAAGACCGACTGGTCGCCGCTCTGCGGCAAGCACGTACTGATCTGGCCCGACAAAGACAAGCCGGGCTGGGAGTATGCGATGCAGGCCGCGCAAGCGGCGTTCAAGGCCGGCGCCGACTCGTGCGCGTTGCTGCACCCGCCCGACGACAAACCGCTGGCTTGGGACGCGGCCGACGCTGCCCAGGACGGCTTCGACATCGACGGGTTCCTGCGCGCGGGCGAGCGCACCTTCCTTTCGCCCGGCAACGACGACGCACCGCCGCCGATCGACTTCGACGGCCTGGATTGGAGCAGCGACGACGGCCTTGGCCTGGCCTTCACCCGACGCTATGCCGATGATTGGTCCTACTGCGCGGCCTGGGGTCAGTGGCTTAGCTGGACCGGCACGCGTTGGAATCCGGATCGGGCGTTGGTCCTGCAGCATCTCGTGCGCGGCGTCTGCCGAGCAGCGCAAGCGTTCTCCGACAAGCCCTCGCAGCGTTCAAAGCTGGCGTCGGCTTCGACCGTGAGCGGCGTTGAGCGCTTGGCCCGTAGCGATCCCCGTCACGCCTCTCGGGCCGAGGATTGGGACAGCGATTTGTGGGCGCTAAACACGCCGCGAGGGATCGTGGATCTGCGGGATGGAACGTTGCGTCGACATGCCCGGGGCGAGCATATGACTAAGCTAACCACGGCGAGTCCGCAGGGAGACTGCCCGACTTGGCGGAACTTCCTGGACGATGCGACCGGCGGCGATGTCGAATTGGCCTCGTACTTGCAACGGGTTGCCGGCTACTGCCTGACCGGTGTAACCCGCGAGCACGCGCTGTTCTTCCTGTACGGCACCGGGGCTAACGGCAAGTCTGTGTTCGTGAACGTGCTGGCGACGATTCTCGGCGACTACGGGACGAACGCGCCGATGGACACGTTCATGGAATCGCGTCACGACCGCCATCCGACCGAACTGGCCGGCCTGCGTGGTGCGCGCTTCGTGTCCGCCAGCGAGACTGAGCAGGGCCGGCGCTGGAACGAGTCCAAGCTCAAGTCGATTACCGGCGGCGATACCGTCAGTGCGCGATTCATGCGGCAGGACTTTTTCGAGTACACGCCGCAGTTCAAGCTGGTGGTGGCCGGCAATCACAAGCCAGCGATCCGCAATGCCGACGAGGCAATGAAGCGCCGCCTACACCTGGTGCCGTTCACCGTCACCATCCCGCCCGAGCGGCGAGACAAGCGTCTGACCGAGAAACTGCTGGCCGAGCGCGACGGGATCATGACCTGGGCCGTTGATGGCTGCCTGCAATGGCAGGGGGTCGGTCTGCGCCCGCCGCAGTGCGTGGTCGATGCCACCGAGGAGTATTTCGAAGGCGAGGACGCGCTCGGACATTGGATCGAAGAGCGCTGCTTTGTGCATGCGCAGTCGAAGGCGCTCGTCGCCGATCTGTTCGCCGACTGGCGCGATTGGGCCGAAGGCAGCGGTGAGTTCGTGGGCTCGGTCAAGCGCTTCTCGGATCTTCTCACCACGCGTCAGTTCACCAAGTACAAGGGCGGCAAGGGGGCGCGCTATTTCGCCGGCTTGAGTTTGAAGCCGAAATCCTTCACACAGTTCGGAGGCGTGAGCCGTGGCTAAAATCAATGACTTATGCGAGAGGGTGGCGGATGGGGCAGAGATGCCGGTTCCCTCTCATGTGTGCGTGCGCGCGCACACACGCGCATTGACCGGCAACCCTGCCCCATCCGCCACCCAGGTCGTCGGGGACACCTCGCCGACACTGGTGGCGCTCGACTTGGGCACGACGCTGGGTTGGGCGCTGCGCCTATCCGGTCAGGCCATGAGCGGCACCGAGCACTTCAAGGTCGGCCGCTTCGAGGGCGGCGGCATGCGTTACCTCCGCTTCGTCCGATGGCTCGATGATCTGTGGCGCTTCGCAGGCCCGCCCTCGACGCTCTACTTCGAGGAGGTGCGTCGCCACCGCGGCGTCGATGCCGCGCACGTCTACGGCGGCTTCCTGGCGCAGCTCACCGCGTGGTGTGAGCGTCACGCCATTCCGTACCAGGGCGTGCCGGTCGGCACGATCAAGAAGTTCGCCACCGGAAAGGGCAATGCCGACAAGGCGGCGATGATCGAAGCGGCGAAACGTTGGGGCCATCGGCCGGAGGATGACAACGAAGCCGACGCCCTCGCGCTGCTGCATTGGGCTATCGCGCAGGAGGCGACGGCATGATCGTGTCCGAGTTCCGATACCGTTCGCCGCTGGGGCGCTTCGTGCCGCAGACGCTGGATCTGGATCGGCTTAAGCGAGAGGGCTGGCGCGACCAAGGCTTGCTCGTCGTATCGGCCGAGGACACACGCCTGGACTGGGTGGAGCGGCAACTACTGAGCCAGATTGCCGAGCGCCTGTACGGAAAGCGGGAGAAGGCGCATGACTGAGTGGACCGTGCAGAAAGTCGCAGATCAGTTCCAAGAAGCCGCCATCACGGCCCGCAGGTTGCCGGCGGCGAAGGTGCAGGGCTATGCATCGTACTGGCCGGACATCCAGCGACAATCGTGGGAGGGCTATGCCGACGAACGGATTGTCCTGCGCTTCGCCGCATCGCCTGCGGCGATCGACCGATTCGGCGAGACCGTGCGGTGGCTGCGGTGGCTGGACGAGGAGCAACGACGCCTGGTCTGGCTGCGGGCCCAGCAGGTGCCGTGGCGCGAAGTCTGCACACGCACGGGGCTGATCCGCAAGACGGCGTGGCGTCGTTGGCAACACGCCCTGGTGCTGGTGACCGTTCACCTCAATGGGCCGCTGCCCCGCTTCTCTACGGCGTCGTTGGAAGTATCGGCGGTGCCTTTGTCCTGCTGACACCGCATGTCACCTCGTGTCCCCAAGGTTGCGAAATCGGGGTGTCCCAACTACCCCGGTTTTGCCCTAGCCTAGTCGGCATGCTGATCGCGGTGCGTTGCGCAAGCTGGTCACCCGATGCTGTTAGGGACTACCTAGCGACCTCGATCTGAAACCGACGTGCCGAATGCTGCATGTTCCATACCGGGACACCCAATGATTCACATGCCTCTCGCACGGAAGCTTCACTTTCATTGCTGATGCGCGCTCCCAGATAAACGCCGATCGGACTAGGCATTCGGAACGGTCGTGCGGAATCTAGAAGGCCATGCGGAAACATCAGTCGCCATTCGCGCTCATAGCTCCAGTCCTTGGCCTTGAGAAGGCCAGCGAGAATTGAGTGACAAATATTTCGCTCTGCGGCATCACGCTGGAAGAATTCCGTGGCATCGAATATGTCATCGGAGTAAAGGACCGGGTACAAGGACCGCGCTCTCAGGTCAGATTCTGGAAGAGATCGAACGTCGTACTCGATGCAGAAGCCTTTGTGGCTATCCGCGTAATGTGACCACATCAGTGTCGAATCAACACGTTCCGAGAACGAGCAGAGCTTGAAAGAACTTCGTAGGGCCACCGAAAACTCGCGTGCCAAAGACTCGTTGTTCTCGTCGAGGAAGCGAAGTAGCAATGGCTTCAACTTCTCTCGCTCCTCGACTGAGTGGCCGGCATAGAGCGCATCGATCTTGGCCGAACGTGTTTCCTGCGTATCATCACACGCAGCGAGTAGCTCCTCGGGGAATCCACCTCGAACCAGGCGCTCAATAATCCCGTCCGGCAAAACCTTCGTGAGATCAAGTCGCAATCTCGCTGGATCAATCAACAATGAGCATTCGTAAGGGTCGTTCAGGGTTGCTGGATCGGCAAGCCAAACCGTTCCCTCGCGAAGGTTTTGCAATGACCGACTATCCACACTCCGATACTTGAATATCGAAATGGGAAGATTGTCGTGCTTCAGTTGGTAGGCTTTCTGTAGATCATTAAGATCGCTATTGATTGAGCAAAGCAAGGTCGCAAATTCGTCCTGCCAGGACATTGAATCACCTGTTTCTAGTTAGTACCGCTGAGCAATGAGGCAATAGAATACCGCCTTGCTTTCAATCTTTGAGGCAGGCGCCGAAGGCGCACACGTCGAGCACACACGGCTCACGTATCTCTGCCCACGGGGCCCCAGCCTCCACCGTCCGCTGCCCACGTCGGGCTGCACGTTGCGCCTTTCGGCCAGAAATCGCGGGTCCTTCCTGAGCGATTCCTGAAGCGGGGGGCCAAGCCGCAAAACCCCGCTAGCGTCAATCCTTTCATTCGGGTTTGCAGCCCCTGCAACCCGGTTCGCATTCGGACCTCCCTTGAGCCTTCAGATCGAACAGCGCCCGATCGAGGCGCTCATTCCATTTGCGCGGAACGCACGAACGCACTCCGACGCGCAGGTCGCGCAGATTGCCGCCAGCATCGTGGAGTTCGGCTGGACCAATCCGATCCTGGTCGATGGAACCAGTGGCATCATCGCCGGCCACGGTCGACTGCTTGCCGCACGCCAACTCGGACTTGCGCAGGTGCCGGTGATCGAACTGGCACACCTAACCCCGGCACAGAAACGCGCCTACGTCATCGCCGATAACCGGTTGGCTGAGAATGCTGGTTGGGACGAGGAACTGCTGAAGCTGGAGTTGGCCGAGCTTCGCGACGCGGAGTTCGATCTGGATCTGTTGGGCTTCACCGAAGACGAGCTGGATGACCTGCTGATCGATGACCAGGCCGGTCTAACCGATGATGACGAGGTGCCGGAGCCGACCGAGCATCCGGTTTCGCGCCCCGGAGACGTCTGGATCTGTGGTGGCCACAAGGTGCTGTGCGGCGATGCCACCAGCAGCGACGATTACGCCGCCCTGCTCGGCGATGAGCTGGTGGACATGACGTTCACTGATCCGCCTTACAACGTCGATTACGCCAACAACCCCAAGGACAAGCTGCGCGGCAAGCACCGCCCAATCCTCAACGACAACTTGGGCTCGGACTTCGGCGTATTCCTCCAGGCCGCCTGTCAGCAAATCCTGACGGCGACCAAGGGCGCGGTCTACATGGCGATGTCCTCGTCTGAGCTGGACCGCTTGCAGGAGGCCTTCCGTGCAGCGGGCGGTCGCTGGTCCACCTTCATCATCTGGGCCAAGAACAAGTTCACGATGGGGCATGCCGATTACCAACGGCAGTACGAACCCATTCTCTATGGCTGGCGGGACGGCAACGACCGGTTCTGGTGCGGCGCCCGTGACCAGGGCGACGTCTGGTTCATCGACCGCACCAGCAAGAACGACCTTCACCCGACCATGAAGCCAGTGGCGTTGGTCGAACGGGCGATCCGCAATAGCAGCAAGAGTCGCGATCTCATCCTCGATCCGTTCGGCGGTTCGGGCACGACGATGATCGCCTGCGAGAAGACCGGCCGCCGCGCGCGCCTGATCGAACTGGACCCGAAGTACGCGGACGTGATCGTCCGGCGCTGGCAAGACCACACCGGCCAGGCGGCCACCAGGCAATCGGATGGCGTCCTATTCGAGCATGCAGCGCGCGATGCTGAGGCCGAAACAAAGACCGCGCTCGCATGACCCGGCCCGCCTACTACAACGAAAGTGATTCCTACCTTTGCGGTTGGCTGCGCAATCTCATTGCGGCCGACCTGATTCCCCCTGGCGACGTCGATGACCGAGACATCCGATCTGTTCGCGCAGACGACCTGCGCGGCTACGGCCAATGCCACTTCTTCGCCGGCATCGGCGGATTCGCTTATGCCTGTCGGCTCGCGGGCTGGCCGGACGACGACTCGATCTGGACTGGCGGCTTCCCCTGCCAGCCGTTCAGCGTTGCAGGCCGCCAGCGCGCGCAAGCGGACGACCGCCACCTCTGGCCGGAACTGCGCCGCCTTATTGCATCGGCGCGACCCGCTCTATTCGTGGGCGAGAACGTTGCTGGCCTCATCGCGTTGGGGCTCGATGGAGTTCTTGCTGACCTGGAAGCCGAAGGCTACGCCGGCCGGGCGGTTGTTGTTCCAGCTTGCGCCGTCAACGCCCCGCATCGACGCGAGCGCGTCTGGATCGTCGGTCGCCGTTTGGCCGACTGCCGTAGCGAACGACGACAACAAGTCGCCCGAGGCGCATCTGGCCATGAAGTCGAGGATGCGAGGCGGGCAGCGACGGACGATTACGAGTTTGCAAGTGGCGGCAAAATTGGTCTGGCCGACCGCGACGGCGAACGATCCAGAGAAGCGCGGCGACTTTGCGGCCGAGCGACGCAATGGCCTACCGGGAGTCGTGAAGGCAGTCTGGAGCACGCCGCGCGCGAGCGACGGCGAGAAGGGCGGTCCGAATCAGCAGTTCGGCAGTGGGTCGACCCGACCGTTGGCGGCGCAGGCGGTCTGGGCGACGCCGACGACGCGGGATCACAAGGACGCGTCGAGCATTGGCAGCGCACCGGAGAATGGGATGCTTGGCAGACAAGTCAAACCCTCGCCGGTCGCCGGGTACCTGAATCCGGAATTCGTCTTCTGGCTGATGGGATATCCGCCCGAATTCCTAAGCTGCGCGCCGCCGGCAATGCGATCGTCCCACAGGTCGCCGCCGAAATCCTCCGTGCCCTGCGCGGCTGACGCCGCGCCCGGGGGCGACGCCAGCAGCGGCTTGGCTCAGTCGGTGCTCGCGAGGCCGGCGTAGCGCGGGTAAGGTGTCAGACGCGGACTCGGCTTACTCCGCCGCCAGCCCAACGGTGTGGGCGTAGTTGGTTCCCTTCGACTTCACGTAGAGCGTCGGGCGGCCCGGGCACCGCACTTCCAGTACCTCGTGGCAGATACCGTCGAAGTTGGCCAGCCAGTCTCGCGCGCGCAGCAGCCGTTTGGCGAACGCGTCGTATTCCTCGGCGGTCAGCTCCTTGACCGCGACGACCAAGGCAAGCTCGGCTCGGACGTTGAGGTCGCCCAGTTCCCGCTGTACCCAATACAGGCTCTCGGCCTTGCGCGTAAATCGGACCATTTGGTTGCGGGGCGCAATGCTCGTCGTGGTCATGTCGGTCTTCCGTGGTGGGCGTGCGGACATGAACGCTTCATTCCCGGAGGAAGCCAAGTCATTAATTGCGGAATCTCGCTGAAACTCCAAGTCATTAACGTGTCAGACGAGAACGGCCGTTCTCAACACAAACGCGGCACACATCCCGGCCAGCTGAATCGGAGAGAAGAGAACCGCCGCGCGGTCGGCGGCGGTGCAGGATTCAAGTTACTTCGTACTCGCCGCTGGCCCCGTTTGTAACGAACTCGGACAGCGCTGCGAATAGGTGTGTAGCAATCCATCCACATGTTGAGGCGGTACACGTCGCGGTAGCTCACCGCATGCCGGGCCTGTTCGTCGGTCAGGCCGATATCCAGTAGGTACTGCGCCATCTCAGCGTCGGTGGACGACTCATCATTGGATAGGGCGTCCTCGACCACAACGAGAATTCGTTCGGGCAGTGAAGCGAACACAGGGTCCGGGCCTTTGATTTCGTGTGGGTGCATCGTTTGTCTCCGTATTGCGGAGCCCATGAACGCTTCGCTACCAGGGAACTCCAGCGGGTCGGCGTCGGTTTCCGAAAGTGGCGACGGCCGGGGCCAATCCCCGGCCGTCAATCAGGTCATTTGGCCTCGTCGCTGCGGCCGGCCCGGTCGTCGTCGGCTTCGGTGCCGGCTTCCGTCGCGATCCGATACACGCGGTCGGCCTTGCCGCTCTTGTCGCTGACGAGCGTGTACCCCTTCTTCTTGAGCGCACCGGCAAAGAATCCGCGCGTGGAGTGCGGCAACCAGCCAGTCACCTCCATCACTTGGGGGATGGTGGCTCCTTCGGGCCGCAGCAACATGGCGACGACTTGCTCGACGCGGTTGGCCTTCGGCTCCTTCGGCGGTTTCGGCGCTTTAGCCGCTTTAGCCGCCTTAGCCGCGACCGGGCTCGGAGCGGGCGCAAGGCTCGTGTCGCCGTCGCTGGTGCAGTCGCCGGTCTCGGGCAGGCTATCGCCGGGTGCACCGACCGGCTCGTCGGCGACGACGCGTTCGGCGACAGTCTCGGCTTCGGTCTCAGTCTCGGCGTCGTCAGCATCGCTGTCGGCTTCCGCCCCTGCCGGCGGCTGCTTGCCGACCGCCTCGTAGCCGAAATCGGTCAGCGCGTGGCCCGCGCCTTCGGCAGCGATGAGGCCGTTGAGCAGCAGGCCGCGCATCACCGCCGAGCGCGCACCGCCACCAAGGTTCTTGGGGAAGCTTTCGACGCGCCCGTCGGTCTCGACGGCAAGTTCAAGGATGGCACGCTGGCTCGGGGTCAATTCGATCTTGGTCATGATGGTTTCCTTAGTGAGTGAGGTGTGTCTGGATAGGCGCGCCCCGTCATTGCAGGGCGCGCGGTTAGATCAGTCGCTGAGCACTTCGCCGATGGCGTTGCGGACGTCGATTTCGCCTTCGGCAATGGCGCAGATGACGTCGTCGGGAAGCTTTTGGAGGAAGAAGGTGGCGCGGCGTTCGATCTCGCGCTGAGCTACCTCTGTCCAGTCCTTCAGCACCGTGAGTTGGGCCAGCGCCGAGGGGGTGCCCGTCTTCATTCCGCTTAAGAAGTCCTTCAGGGTTTGCGTTCCGTCTTGCATGTCTGGCCTCCGTGGCCGTCGTTGGTGTGGCGACATGAACGCTTCCTTCGCCGACGAAGCCAAGCGAATGCAGCGATAAAGAACGATCGTCCTCAGCCTTAGACAGGTGTCGGACAGCTGCGCCGGACAGGAATGAAGACGCCCCCGCTTGGGGGCGTATGTGCTGCGCTTCGGGGAATGAGGTCAGGCGATACGGCGTTGCCGGATGGCGGTCGGAATGAGCAAATCGCAGGCCTTTCACTCAGTCCAGTGGTATGCCAGCAGCTCGATATCCGGGATAGGCAAGGTGACCAGGGCCTCGGCGCGCTGGTCGAGCGACCACTCGCGGGCTTCGCTAAGGATCGGGCGCAGTCCATTGTGTTCACCCATCAGACAATCTGATTGGGACGCGAGCACAAAAGGCGCCGCGATGGGCGCCTTCTGCCTTCCGGCTCGGCTGAATCACCGGCTGCTGAGGGCCTCTTTCGATAGGTGGAGTTCCCGACGCGCGCGGTTCAAGCCGATTCGGTACTCAGCGTTTCCTGGGGTGGTTTGTAGGTGGTCGTCGATGCTTTCGAGCATCTCGTCAAGGTTGGGCTTTAGCATCGGCGCGCTAGCATTTAGTAGGTCGAGGATCTCAGGCACATCGCGTGCCAGCTCTGCCAGATGCACCGCGTGCGCGCCTGCCTCCGCGAGCATCTCGATGATTGCAATGCTATGGGCCGCAATCTCGCCCGCAGCATCGAGCTCGTCGGCGGTAAGCGCGATTCCCGCCCTGCTGACGAGCGCTTCGAGCTCGGTGCGGCATCCCGTAAGGGCGGCCAGGGCGTGGCGAAACCGGAAGGTGTTGTTTGCGTTCATGGTGGCCTCCGTGGCCGTCGTTGGTGTGGCGACATGAACGCTTCCTTCGCCGACGAAGCCAAGCGAAAGCAGCGATAAAGAACGATCGTTCTCAGCCGTAGACAGGTGTCGGACAGCTGCGCCGGACAGGAACGAAAACGCCCCGCTTGGGGGCGTATGTGTTGCGCTTCGGGGAATGAGGTCAAGCGATACGGCGTTGCCGGATGGCGGTCGGAATGAGCAAATCGCAGGCCTTTCGCTCAGTCCAGTGGTATGCCAGCAGCTCGACCTCCGGGATAGGCAAGGTGACCACGGTTTCGGCGCGCTGGTCGAGCGACCACTCGCTGGCTTCGCCTTCTCCGAGCCAGACGCCGCCCAGCATCGTATGTCGCTCCGTGGTAAGCGCGTCGACGTGGCTGCCGTTGGCCGCGCGTACCGCCGCCGCGTAGCCTGCTAAGTAGGCGGCGGTCAGCGCGGCGTCGATGCCCCACACCGAAACGCTATGGAAGTCCAGGCTGTCGCTGCCGCGTGTCTCTAGTATCGCTACATCCAAGTGCTGCTGCGCGATGGTAGCGAGCGTCTTCTTGTTCATGACAGCCTCCGTGGCCGTGCGTGTTGGGTGCACGCATGAACGCTTCCGTTTCGCCGGAAGCCAAGCGAACCCGTCGCCATGTCCAGGTATCCACCGTCGCCAGACAACCGCGGTACAGCTGAGGCCGTTTGATTGTCTGGTAGCTAAACAGAACGGGGGAATGGTCATTCTTCTCTCAACATCCACTTGGCTTCCCGACCGAAGGAAGCGTTCATGTCGTTGCCGCGACGTCGCGGCCAACCAGGAACGACACCATGAACATTGAAATCCCCGACTCGCATCTGTTTCGCACCGCCTTGGTCTTGCACGAAGCTTGCGCAGAACGGCTAGCGGAAATGGGTACGCAGCTCGCCCCGCCGCTGTGTGCCGAGGAATTGGCGGCGGCCAAGCAATTGGCGGCTGGGGCCTGGGGTCTGATTGAGGGCTTGTTCGAAGCGCAAGGGATGCATCTTTCGCTTCAGCTAAACATGGACATGACGATCGAGCATCTGAACAACCTAGCCGACGTCTGACGCAGACCGAGAGCGAACACCCCAGCGCCTTATGGGCGCTGGGGTGTGCCCTCTTCTAGCGATCTGCAAGCGATATGAACGAGCCACTTTGTCCGTCCATCTGCCGACACGCGAACTGGGACGGAGTGCACTTTGCTTTTCCTTGAAAGGAAGCGTTCATGCCGTCGCCGCGCTTGGCGGCGAACGGAAGGACAAAGAAATGGAAGACGTAGAGCGAGCATTCTTTACGCTGGGTACGCTGCCCGGTCGCATCCGATGGTTGGTGGAACAGGCGCCGACGGATCTGGAGTCGCTATGGCGGAATGGCTTTAGCAGAACAGAGGCTTGTACTGCGCTGGCCGGTTTCCTCGAACCCTGGACCCGCCTCGACCGTGCGCGGCGTACGGAACCCGTCGAGCTCTGTGCACGCGTGGCGGCGGCTGATAGCGAACTTCGGGACTGGGAGCAGCGGTTACGAAGCGGGTTCAACCCAATCAAACGTCGGCCCAAGCGGCGCAATGAGGCCGTCGCCAGCGCCCTTGTGCAAACGGCCCACCAGATCGATGGCTTCCTCCTGTGCCGACCGACGCTGACGCCGCGCCAGTGGCTCGAACACGCACTCGCGGTGGCTGAGCGGTTGCACGAATGGCGGCCCGACGACGCCGAATACCAGCACGGAATCAGCTTCGCGCTCAGCGGACTGGAGCAAGCGCTAGGCCAATTGCCGGAGTAGACGCAGATGGCCTGTGCGAACCTGTCGGAGACCTGTCTGAAGTCGAAACGGCGCCGTCATGCTATTGGCTTCTGCTGAAAAGGAAGCGTTCATGTGGACGCCGCAACGATGCGGCGAAACGTAAGAGAGAGACGATGGCGAGTATGTCCAATTGCAGATTCCAGAACACCGCCTCGGGTCTGGCGGACTGCGTGCAGGCCTTGGAAGACATGACAGATGGCGATCCACCCCCGCTGAGTGAAGCGGAGTTGGAGGCGGCACACCGCTTGGTCACCAGTTGCCTGAGCATCGTGCGGCTGTTGGCTGAACGCGGATCGTTGGAGTTTGAGCCCGACATGGATCTCGCTATGGTGCTCGATGATCTGAACCACGCAGCGACCTGATTCGGCGAGAGAGCAGACCCCAGCGCCGAGTCGGCGCTGGGGTGTTCCCTCTTCCAATCCTATCCGTCCACACGCCGTACGGCGTCGGCGATACGCTCAGAACACCTTGATATTCCAGCGGGATGAAGCGTTCATGTCGTCGCCGCACAACGCGGTGAATCCATGGATACATACAATGAGAGACGTCTGTGTGGACGAAATTGTTGCGCATTCCCACTTACAGGGCATGCACAGATGCATCGAGCTACTGTTGCTATCCAACGCCCGGATGTTTGAAGGGCCTAGCCGCGCGCCCTTGGTTGGGTGCTATGCGCTCGCAAGCGCGTTGTCAGCCCACTGCACTTCCCTTCGGGCCAGTCGGCTCGACCCGGAAACGCTGAAATGGTTGCTAAGAGCTTGTAGAGACGAACTGGAGCCACTGGAGAAACCCGTCGGCGAGGGCAATGGTGGGTCTGAGAAGCGCCGCGTCCCTGGCAAGTTTTGCGAAGACGAAGTAGTCCTTCGATGGTTGCATAGCGCGATTGGCCGCTACCTGGACGATCAGGAGCCGCAATCGACGCCACGGCCGGTGCGTCAACTCGAACGTCTTCTGAGGCAGACCGAGTTGCTGACGATTTGGGACATACCGGATGCGGAGTACGAGAAGGGCTTGCGAGCAAGTATTAGGGGATTGAAACGCGCGGTGCGGGCGGCGTTCGGTTCACCGCCACATTGGGGGTAGCTCGACCATCCATACATGCCTGCGATGGCGGGCTAGACCGGCCCGCTTCTGAAACGCTTGCCTGTGGCTTCCTGTCCGTCGGCTGTCTCGTCCCTGCGGTCAGCAAACAAGTCGCTTGGCTTTGTCCCGAACGGAAGCGTTCATGACGACGCCGCACCGACGCGGCGATGCCAAGGAAACGAAATGCCGAACCTGTCGTACTGCCGGTTTCGCAACACGCTCGTGGATCTGAACGAGTGCCAATCGGCGCTGGAGTCGTTGATCCATGATGAGCCGCTGATCCCACTGTCCCGCGAGGAACTGGCCGCCGCGAAAGAACTGGCGAGGACTTGCTTGGGCATCGTGTATTTGTTGTGCGAGGCCGGGGGTGAAGAAATTGCCGACGAGCCGGACATGGCGAAACTGGTCGAGAAGTTCAATAGAGAAGCGGCTGCACCGTAAGTGCGGGAGAACGAAGGCCCCAGCGCCCACCGGGTGCTGGGGCCTTCGTTCTTCCAAAACGTAGTTCAGCAGCTTCCTGTCCGTCCGCTGTCTCGCCATTGATTTCAGTGCAGAAAGCGCTTGGCTTCCTCCCGAACGGAAGCGTTCATCACGACGCCGCACCGACGCGGCTCGATAAGGACAAAGCCATGAACGAGAATGCAGCCTTCGCCGAAGCACAGCTGCGTAGCCTGAGCGATTGTTTGGAACGGATACTGCTGTCCATCACGCCACATGAGGAAGCCGAGAACCGCCTGACGCTCTTCGCCTGCTACGGCCTCGCAAGCGCCCTCGCCGAACGCACCATCACGTTCCGGACCAACCGCCTCGGCGGCGATGTCCTTGAGCGGTTGGTGGAGGGTTGTCGGCAGGAGTTGGCCCCGCTGGAGTTGGATAGTGATGAGGCGAAGGGCAGGCTGGCGAAGCGCCCTGTGCCCAGCGAAATCGGCGAAGACGAGATGACCCTGCGCTGGTTGCTCTCGACCATCGAGCGGTACTTCGAAGGACTGGAGCCGGAGTATGTGGCGCTGCCGGTGCATCAACTCGGGCGCGTCGTGCGCGAGGTCCGATTGATGCAGGTCTGGGATGTCATCGATGCCGAGTACCAGCCAAAGCTCAGGTTAGCCCTGCGTCACTTGGAAACGGCGATCTCGGGTGCGGAATGCGCCCCGCGAAATTGAGTTCGCGAGAACGCCCGAAACTGCTTGGCTTCTGCTCGGAATGAAGCGTTCATGTCGTCGCCGCATCAACGCGGCGCAACGAGGCACGCGACTATGAGTGAACACCGGGACTTTCGCAGTACGGCTAAGCAGTTAGAGCGATTCGAGGTTTGCCTGCATGAGTTACTGCGCTGGGACGACACCTTGCAGCTGGAGTTGGACGACCTATTGGCGGCACGAACAATGGCGTCTAGCTGCTGGGCAATCGTGAAGATGCTGTGCGAGCACGCGCGTATTGAACTGCCGAGCGAACCCGATTGGTTCGCGATTCTGGACGAGGTCAACGAGGCGGCGGCGGTTCCCTAACGCGGAGTGGGAAAACCCCAGCGCCCCATGGGCGCTGGGGTTTGCGTGCTTCGCCTTCACTAACCTCCGCGCCGGGCCCGGCGGGCACCGGATTCGACTGCTTCTATTGTGGGAATTTCCATCCGCGCCTACGGCCGTCATCGGGGCGTGTCGGACACGGCGGTACGCAAAGCCATCACCTCCGGCCGCATCACCGCCGAGGCGGATGGCACCATCAACCCCGCGCGCGCCGACGCCGAGTGGGCGGCTAGCACCCGCGCGCCGGACCCGCCCCTGGCCGTGCCCGCGCGGCAGGCGCGGACGCGCGCGGCAACCGCCGCCGAGGACGATACGGCCGGCATGGCGCCGGTAGGTACCAAGAGCGGCAGCAACACCTACGCGCAGGCTCGCACCGCCAATGAGGTGCTCAAGGCGCAGCACCACAAGCTGCGCATCGCCCAGCTCAAGGGTGAGTTGATCGATCGTGCACAGGCGATGGCGCAGGTGTTCGCGCTGGCGCGGGCCGAGCGCGATGCCTGGCTGAACTGGCCGGCGCGGATCAGCTCGATGCTCGCGGCAGAGCTGGGCATTGACCCACACACCATGCATGTCGCGCTGGAGCGCGAAGTGCGACAGCACCTGACCGAACTCGCGGAGTTCAACGCCCGATTGGACTAATTCTTGTACGACGGCTTCGACCACGTTGAGAAGGCGTGGCGCGATGGCTTGACGCCCGATCCGTTTCTAGACGTGTCCGATTGGGCCGACCGGGATCGGGTGCTGTCGAGCACTTCGTCGTCGGAGCCGGGTCGCTGGCGCACCGCGCGCACGCCGTACCTGCGCGACATCATGAACGACCTGTCGCCGGCCTCGGCGACGGAGCGCGTTGTCTTCATGAAGGGCGCGCAGGTCGGCGGCACCGAGTGCGGCAATAACTGGATCGGCTACGTCATCGCCTGCGCGCCAGGCCCGATGATGGCCGTGGCGCCCACGGTCGAAATGGCCAAGCGCAACTCGAAACAGCGCATCGACCCGCTGATCGAGGAATCGCCGTCGTTGCGTGAGCGTATCGCGCCCTCGCGTGCGCGCGATGCCGGCAACACGATCCTGGCCAAGGAGTTCCGCGGCGGCGTCCTGGTCCTGACCGGGGCGAACAGCGCGGTCGGCCTGCGCTCCATGCCGGTGCGCTACCTCTTTCTGGACGAAGTGGACGGCTACCCGCGCGACGTCGAGGGCGAAGGCGATGCGGTAGCGCTGGCCGAGGCCCGTACCCGTACCTTCACCCGCCGCAAGATCCTGCTGGTCTCGACGCCGACGATTGCCGGCGCCAGCACCATCGAACGCGAGTACCTGGCCTCCGACCAACGCCGGTACTTTGTGCCGTGTCCGCACTGCGCCCACGAGCAATGGCTGCGGTTCGAGCAGCTGCGCTGGACCTGGGGCGACCCGCGGTCTGCGCGCTATATCTGCGAGGCCTGCGAGCAGCCGATCGGTGAGCATCACAAGACCGCAATGCTGGCGGCGGGTCGCTGGATCGCCACGGCGCCGAAGAACAAAGGCAAGACCGCCGGCTACCACTTGTCGTCGCTGTACTCCCCGGTGGGCTGGCGCAGCTGGGCCGACATCGCCGCCGCCTGGGAGTCGGCTCAAGGTTCGGCGACGGCGCTGAAGGCGTTCAAGAACACCGAGCTCGGCGAGACCTGGGAAGAAGAAGGCGAGGCCCCGGATTGGGAACGCCTGCTGGAGCGCCGTGAGGAGTATCGGATCGGTACCGTGCCCGTGGGTGGCTTGTTGCTGACCGGCGGCGCCGACATCCAGAAGGACCGGATCGAGGTGTCGGTCTGGGCTTTTGGCCGGGGTCGCGAGACCTGGCTGGTTGAGCACCGGGTGCTGATGGGCGACACCGCTCGCGCCGCGGTCTGGAATCAGCTGGGCGCGATCCTGTCGGAGCACTGGACCCACGCCAGCGGCGTGCTGCTGCCGTTGACCCGGCTGGGCCTGGATACGGGCTTTGCAACGCAGGAGGCCTATGCCTTCGCGCGCAGTGTCGGCGATCCGCGACTGTTGCCGATGAAAGGCGTCGGCAGCGGCGCCGCATTGATCGGCACTCCGACCGCCGTCGACGTCAGCGTGCCGGGCAAGCGGTTGCGCCGTGGCCTGAAGCTGTTCGCGGTCGCGGGCGGCATCGCCAAACTGGAGTTCTACAACGCCCTGCGTTTGTCGATCGAGATCGGTCCGGACGGGCAGCCGGCATTTCCGGCCGGCTACGTCCATCTGCCGAAGATCGACGGCGAATTCTTGCAGCAGTTGACGGCCGAACACTTGATCAGCCGCCGGGACCGCCACGGCTACCCCGTTCGGACGTGGGAGAAGCGACGGGATCGGAACGAGGCGTTGGACTGCTACGTCATGGCACGCGCCGCGGCTATGCAGGCGGGCGTCGATCGCTTCGAGGAGCGGCATTGGGTCGAGCTCGAGCGAAGTCTAAAGATCGTGAAGAACTGTGCATCAGTGGACACTGAGCCGTTGAGGGATATCCCCCATAGCCACACGATTACAGGAGCCAGTACCGTCGCATCCAGGCATCGATCGCGCAGGCTGGTGCGAAGCCAATGGCTCGGTGCATGATGGGTGGTGCCAATCGGCGGGAGCCGATAGGACGGCGCACATAGAATACTCAAGGAGCGGACTCATGATCCCGACATTCTTCAAGGGCAGTACCGACGTCAAGGACATGCTGCAAGACCTGGTGGACGACGGATTGATCGGGATTCAAGGCGGGCGGGTTGAGGTTCGTAAGCGTCTGAGTGAGCTGGACGCCCTGCTAAGACGAGAAGGGCTGCGGGGCTACAACACCGCCACCAGCATCAATCACCCCGATACCGAAATCGGCGTGGCGTTCTATATGGATCTGTTTACCTTCAACGAAGCGCGCGCCTCATTGCTTCGTGGATATGAGCTCCTGAACCGCCAGCCGGTCCGGTAGCGCGAGAGGAGCCCGACCCTGCGGTCGAGGCGCGAATACCCCCTCATGAAAGAAGCCGCCCGCTGGGCGGCTTCGTCGTTTCTGTCTCTCGATTTTCTCAATGTCTGATCTTCCCTATACCCATGAGCAGCTCAAAGCGCTCAGGGCGGCGCTTGCCCGCGGCGAGCGCCGCGTCAGCTTCGGCGACCGCCTGGTCGAGTACCGCAGCGTCGATGAACTGCTGGCCGCGATCCGCGAGATCGAAGCCGCGCTCGCCGGCACCGAAAGCCAGCCACGCCGCGTCCGCCGTTTGCGGGTGACCACGAACAAAGGATTCTGATGAGTTGGTGGTCCCGCCTCCGAACCTCGATGTTCGGAGGCTCGCCCGTGCATGAAGCATCGGGCTACGGCCGTCGCTCGACCGCCTGGCAACCCAGCAACCCGGGTGCCGTGGCTGCGTTGCTGGCGACCGGCGACGCGTTGCGGGTGCGCTCGCGCGACCTGGTCCGCCGCAACGCTTGGGCCAATGCCGCGGTCGAAGCGTTCGTCGCAAACGCGGTCGGCACGGGCATCAAGCCGCAGTCCTTGCTCGCTGATCAACCGCAACGCGAAGCGTTGCAAGCGCTGTGGCGGGATTGGTGCGACGAGGCCGATGCGGCCGGGCTGACCGATCTGTATGGCCTGCAAGCCCTGGCCTGCCGCGCGCTGCTGGAGGGGGGCGAGTGCCTGGTGCGCTTGCGTCCGCGTCGTGACGAAGACGGCCTGGTCGTGCCGCTCCAATTGCAGGTGCTCGAACCCGAGCACCTGCCGATGTCGCTTAATCGGGAGGAGCCGAACGGCAACCTGACCCGGGCCGGCATCGAGTTCGATCGGCTCGGTCGACGCGTGGCGTACCACCTGTATCTGTCACACCCGCAGGACGGGGCGATGGCGCCGATGTCGCGCCATGGCGGGATGGAAACGTTCCGGGTGCCGGCGTCGGAGATCCTCCATATCTTCCGGCCGCTGCGCCCGGGGCAGATCCGTGGAGAGCCGTGGTTGGCGCGCGCGCTGGTCAAGCTCAACGAGCTGGACCAGTACGACGACGCCGAGTTGGTTCGCAAGAAGACCGCCGCGATGTTCGCCGGCTTCATCACCCGAGACGGCCCAGAAGACCCCTTACCCGGCGACGGGCCGCCCGACGAATCCGGCAATGCACCGCTCGGTTTGGAACCGGGCACGTTACAGATTCTGGAGGCCGGCGAGAACGTCACTTTCTCGCAGCCGGCCGATGTGGGGTCGAGCTACGACCCGTTCCTGCGCGCCCAGTTCCGCGCCGTCGCCGCCGCGATTGGCATCACCTACGAGCAGCTGACCGGCGACCTGTCGGGGGTGAACTACTCGTCGATCCGGGCCGGCCTACTCGAATTTCGGCGCCGCTGCGAAATGGTCCAGCACGCGGTGCTGGTCTATCAGCTGTGCCGGCCGATCTGGAATGCGTTCGTCGATGCGGCAGTGCTGTCGGGTGCGATCGAACTGCCCGGCTACCGGCGGCGTAAGCGCGAATACCGCGTCTGCAAATGGGTGCCGCAGGGCTGGAGCTGGGTCGATCCGGAGAAGGAGTTCAACGCGATGATCCTGGCCATCCGGGCGGGGCTCCTTTCGCGCTCCGAAGCCATCGCCAGTTCCGGCTACGACGCCGAGACCATCGACCGCGAGATTGCCGCCGATGCGGAACGGGCCGATGCGCTCGGCCTGGTCTTCGACACCGATCCCCGTGTCGTCGCCCGCAACGGCGTCAAGCACGCCCTACCGCCGGCTGACACGCCGGCCCTCGAATCGAAACCTACGCCATGACCGGACTGCCCCACCTAGCGGCGCGCGTATTCAACACGCCGCTGCTCATTCAACGCGCCAAGTTAGAGGTGATCCTGGGCGTGCTGGCGCCGAAGTTCGAGTTGCAAACGGTGCCCCCCCCGCAAATGGCGCCGCCGGGTCCGACACCTCCATCCACCCTGCCGACACAGAACGGCATTTTCGTCCTTCCGGTCCACGGCACCCTGGTGCAGCGGACCGTTGGATTAGACGCGCTGTCTGGGTTGACCAGCTACCAGTCGATCGCACGCCGGTTAGATGCGGCGTTGGCCGACGAGTCGGTCCGCGGCATTGTTCTCGACATCGACAGCCCCGGCGGCGAAGCCGCGGGCGTGTTCGACCTGGCCGACCAGATCCATGCGGCCCGAACCCGCAAGCCGATCTGGGCCGTGGCCAACGACGCCGCCTTCTCGGCTGCGTACGCGATCGCCAGTGCCGCCGACCGCGTATTCCTGACGCGCACCGCCGGTGTCGGTTCGATCGGCGTCATCGCCTTGCACGTCGATCAGTCGCAGTCGGATACGAACGCGGGGTTGAAGTTCACCCCAATCCACGCGGGTGCGCGCAAGAACGACGGCACCCCGCATGGTCCGCTGACCGATGAGGCCCGCAACTCGATCCAGACCGAGGTCAACCGCCTCCACGAACTGTTTGTCCTGACCGTCGCCGACCAGCGCGGTCTCAGCGCCGAGGCCGTACGCAAGACCGAAGCGGCGCTGTACTTCGGTCAGGACGCCATCAACGTCGGCCTGGCCGATCGCCTCGGCACGCTTAGCGATGCCGTACAGCAAATGCACACCGAACTCGACGCCACCGCGCGTCTTCCTTTCATGGAGACCCCCACGATGTCCACTCCCGAAGCGACGGCGCCGGCCGTCGTTGATCTTGACGCTGCCCACGCACAAGTCCGCGGCGACGCCCTGGCTATCGCCGAGCTGTGCGAGTTGGCCGGCCAGCCGCAGATGACCGCGACCCTGCTCGCCGAAGGTGTTACCCCCGCCATCGCACGCCAGCGCTTGCTCGCGGCCAAAGCCAATTCCGCAGAGATCACCAGCCACTTGTCGCCGAGCGCGCCGATGGCGACCACTGCGGTCTCGCTCGACGACAACCCGTTGATCAATGCCGTTAAGGCGCGCGCCGCAGCCGCGCGAAAGGAGCGCTGAGATGCGACTGACCACGTACCCGCCGGTCCACGAGGGTCAGAACTTGGGCGATCTGCTCAAGTTCGAAGCCGACAACCTCTATTCGCGTGACCAAGTCACCGTCGCCGCGGATCAGGTGCTCAAGCTCGGTCACGTCGTCGGTCGCCTGACTGCGACCGGCGAGATTGCCGCGCTCGATCCGCTGGCCACCGATGGCCGAGAGATCGCCGCCGGTGTCGCCATCGTGCCGATTACGACCACCACCGACCCGAGTCCGGACGGCCTGATCGTCGCCCGGCTCGCAACGGTCGCAGACCACGCCTTGGTCTGGCCGATCCGAGCCACCCCTGAACAACGCGCCGCCGCCACTGCGCAGCTGCGCGGTATCGGCGTCCTCGTGCGCCGTGGAGTCTGATCCATGTCGATGAATAACCCGTTCCACAACCCCGCGTTCTCGATGAGCGCGCTGACCACCGCGATCAACATCCTCCCGAACCAGTACGGCCGTCTGGACGAACTGAATCTGTTCCCGGTCAAGCCGGTGCGCACGCGGCAGGTCACGGTCGAGGAGCGCAATGGCGTGCTGTCGCTGCTGCCCACCCAGCCGGTCGGCTCGCCGGGCACGGTCGGCAAGCGCGGCAAGCGTGCCCTTCGCGCCTTCAACGTCCCGCATATCCCGCATGACGACGTGGTGTTGCCTGAAGAGGTGATTGGCGTTCGCGCCTTTGGCTCGGAGAGCGAGCTGCAAACGGTCGCGGGTGTGATGGCCGACCACCTCCAGACAATGCGCAATAAGCACTCGATCACGCTCGAACACCTGCGGATCGGCGCGCTCAAGGGCGTCATCCTCGACGCGGACGGCAGCGAGCTCGCAAACCTGTTCGACATCTTCAATATCACGCCGAAGACGTTCGAGTTCCAACTGGCTGATCCGAAGACCGATGTGCGCGCCAAGTGCATCGAACTGAAGCGCTACATGAGCAAGTCGCTTCAAGGCGAGCGCATGAGCGGCATCCATGTGCTCGTGTCGAGTGAGTTCTATGACTTGCTCACCGCACACCCGAAAGTGCAGGAGGCCTACCAGCGTTGGCAGGAAGGCGCCGCACTGCGCGACGACATGCGCTCGGACTTCCGCTTCGCCGGGGTTCGATTCGAGGAATATGCCGGCGAAGCCAGCGATGCCGAGGGGAATACCCGGCGCTTCATCGAAGTGGGCGAGGCGCATGCCTTTCCGCTGGGCACCTTGGACACCTTCGCGACCTACGTGGCACCGGCTGACTTCAACGAGAGCGTCAATACCCTGGGCCAATTGCTTTACAGCAAGCAGGCACCGCGCAAGTTTGACCGCGGCACCGACTTGCATACCCAATCGAACCCGCTGCCGATGTGTCATCGTCCGGCGCTTCTGCCCAAGCTCAAAGCATGACGTCTTCGTTCGAGGTAATGGACGATGTACTCTTCGAGACGCTCGGCGTCGTCGCGCGGATTGAACGCGATGGCGGTCACACGGTGAGATCGCATATTTTGGTGCGCGACGGCGTCGAGCGTCTCGGAGAGTTCCAGCAGGTCGTCGGCCGATCCCGCCATGTGCTGGCCCGGAATCGGGAGTGGGTGTTCAGGCGCGGCGACGTCGTCGCGCTATCCGATCGTACCCAGATGGTCGAGGCGATGGTCAAGGACGACGGCCTGGTCAACGAAGCCGTCCTGCATGGCTAGTCCCGCCTCCAGCTGGACCTTGTTGCAGCGGATCGCCGAACGGTTGACCGACATCCGTACCGATCGCGACTATCGAACCAACATCGGTTCGGCGGTCGCGCTGGAGCCGGCCCAACATCCCGACGACGATGCGCTCGGCCTGACCCTGGCGGCTTTGGCTATCCAGCGCGATGCCAGCAAACCCCATGGTCAGCATCGATTGCTACAGGCGCTGGTCGAAGCAACCGTGCCGGCGTCGCTGGTCGACGCCCATGCCCGGTCGCATGCGATCGCTGCGGACATCGAAGACGCGCTGGCTGACTGGCTACCGTTGCCGAACGGTCTGCCGGTGCAGGTCGAGGACATCGTGTTCCTTGATCGGCCCGAAGGGCTGCCGGTGGTCGCCGTCCAGGTCGCGCTGACGATCCGCTATCGCCGCTGATGGACCTGTCTATCGATGCGGATGGTGTGCTCGACGCCGCCAGGCGGATCAGCGCGATCCCGGCCAAGGTCACTCTGGCTCAGCGGCGAGCCTTGGGCACGTTGCGCCGCCGTTGGCCGGTGATCGCCCGTCGCGATATCCAAGCCGAGTACACCCTGTCCGCCGCACGTACCCGCGCAGGCTTGAGCGTGCGAACGACCGCGAGCGGAATGGAACTGGTCGGCGTCGCGCGCGGCGTCGGTCTGCGGAACTTCGCCTCCAAACGCAGCGCCGATGACCGCGGTCTGGACTACACCGCGGTCCGCGGCCGGCGCAGCTTCAAGCGTTCCGGCTTCCATCGCCGCCACGGCGGCGCCGACATTGCTTTCGAACGCACTCCGATCGCAGGCCCGAAGCGGGTGCCGCGCACCCCAATCCGTCGCCTGTACGGGCCGTCGCTGGCGCAGATGCTGCGCAAGGGCGACCGGCCCGAGCGCATGGGCCAAGCCGGCCTGGATGTGATCACCGCCGAGATCGATCGGCTGCTGCTGCGCTCGCTGCGCCGTTGAACCCGCGGCCGTCTGGCCGCCCGACACTATATATAGGAGCACGCGACCCGATGGCCGCGCAGGATCTGTTTTCCTTTCAGGGCAAGGTCTACCTTGCCCAACGCCACACCAACGGCAAGCCCGGCCCGCTGAGGTGGGTCGGCAACGCACCCCAGCTCCAGCTCGCGCTGGAGGTGCAGAACTCCGACAAGACCGAGTCGTTCAGCGGCAATCGCATGCTGTACGGCCGCCTGGTCCAGAGCAAGACCGCCAACGTCAACCTGACCCTGGACGAGGCCACCCCAGAGAACCTGGCCGAAGGCCTGTACTCCATTCCGGCGACCTTGCCGGCGGGCGCGATTAGCAACGAGCTACTGCCGCCCGGTCTGAAGGCCAACGACGTGATCGCCCTCGACCGCGGCTGGATCAGCGAACTGTCGTTGACCGACAGCGCCACGCCCCCGGTCACAATTCCTCCGGCTAACTGGTGGACCGAATCGGCGTCGTCGGGACTGATTGGCCTGCGCAAGGTCGATGGCCATACGCAGCCATTCAAGGCTACGTATCAGCACGGCGAGACGGTCAACATCGCCCTGTTCAACACCCCACCGCCGGAGCGGATGCTGTTTCTGGATGGCATCAACACGGTTAATGGCCGCCGGGCGAAGGTGACGCTCTATCGCGTCGCGTTCAATCCCATCGAGCAACTGGACCTGATCTCCGAGGAGTGGGGGAGCCTGCAACTGTCGGGTGCAGCCCTGTTCGACGAAACCCGCGCGCTCGATCCGAACCTAGGCGGATTCGGTCGGATCGAGATGGTGAGGGCGTAATGGCACGCAGGATCAAACGCCCCGAAGCGCTATCGGCCGATGACCTGACCGTGTTGCAGCCCAACCGCGTGCTGCCGCTCGGAGAACGCACCGTGACCGTCCGCGAATTGGGGTTCTTCGAGAGCTTGCGGCTGCACAGCGAGATTGCCGCGCTCGTCGCCGACCTGGTCGAGCGAACCGACGACGGCAACATCGACCTGGGCCGTCTGCACCGGGTCTGCGCCCAGCATCCGGACGCCACGATTAGATTGCTTGCACAGGTCAGCGACCAATCGGTCGAATTCGTGCATTCGCTCAACGCCGCGCAGGGGGACTTGCTGCTGCTGACGTTTTGGGCGGTGAACGCCGATTTTTTTCTGCAGCGCGTGATCGCGGCGCTGGAGCTGCGGCACGCCGCCCCGGGGGCGACTGGCCCCTTGTCCTCGCCACCCTGATCGATCACGGCCACGACTGGTCGTGGATCGAGCGCGCCACTGCGCGACAACTGTCCCTGTTCTATCGCGCCGCCGCCGAGCGGGAGCGAAACGCGCGGGCCGACCGCATCGAAGACACGAATGCTGGCTTTAACGGCGGGCGCGATGTGGCCCGCTTTCTGAAACAACTTCGAGAGACTCCATGAAACTGATCGATAACTGGCGCTGTGCCTGGCGCTTTCTGAGCGTGCAGGCGATGTCGCTCGCATTGGCCGTCCAGGCGACCTGGCTCTCGTTGCCCGACGACCTGCGTGCGCAGGTGCCGCTGTGGGTGGCGGCCAGCGTGACCGCCTTCCTTCTCATCACCGGCCTGATCGGCCGCCTGTTCCAGCAGCGAGGTTCCGATGGCACGCCTCTCGGCTGAAGCGGCCGGCGGCATGAATGTCGTCGCGTTCCTCGACATGATCGCCCACGCCGAGGGAGTTGAGCGGTTCAGTGAACACGGTGGCTATGACGTAGTGGTGGGCGGGGGGCGCTTCACCAGCTACTCGGAGCATCCGCGCCGACTGGTGTGGTTGCCGAAGTACCGAATCCATTCGACGGCGGCTGGTCGCTACCAGTTCCTGTGGCGCACCTGGAACAGCCTGCGCAACGAATTGAAGCTGCCGGACTTCGGTCCTGCATCGCAGGACCGCGCCGCCATCGAACTGCTGCGCGAGAACGGTTCGCTGGCCGACATCAAGAAGGGCTGGATCAGCTCGGCCGTGCGAAAGTCGCGCAAGACCTGGGCCTCGTTGCCCGACGCCGGCTATGGCCAGCGCGAGTTGCCCCTGGAATCGCTGCTGGTCGTATACCAGCGGGCCGGCGGGCAATTGGCATGATCGCCCGCCTTCAAGCCTGGGGCATCGCCCTAATTGCTGTCTGCACCGCGGTGCTGGTGGCCTTTGGTTGGGGACGCTGGCGCGGTGCCGAGCGCGCTCGTAAGTCGGCTCGAGAACAGATCGTCGTCGGCGAACAACGGGCTTTGAACGCCGAGCGCGTCGTCGAGCATTCCGAAACTCGATCCGAGGTCGATACCCTTGTCCTGCAATTACCTTCCGCCGACGCGGTGCCGGTGGGCGATGCTGCTGCTGACTCTGCCGCCGCTCGGCTGCGCGACGAATGGTCGCGTGATTGAGTCGAGCACTTCAGGGTGTGAGTGGACACGCCCCATCTATATCTCGAAGCAAGACGTCCTGAGTGATGCGACAGCACGGCAAATCCTGGCTCACAACGAGGCCGGTCGTCGCCTCTGCAAATGGAAATCCGCTGCGAATCTACCGTTACGATCAGAATGATGAGATTGAGGATCAAGTTGGATTCATGCGGGCGCGGAAGGAGCACGTCGCATTTCCAATAAGCGCAATCGCCATGCTCGCGATCCAGAGCCAGTAGCCGACATCTTTGGAGAGAATCGTGCCGGAGTGACCAGCCTCGTTGATGATTATCTCGTGGCGAAATAGGAAGGCGCCGCCGGTAACCAATGCGACCGCTGCAAAAATTGCTCCAGCGATAAAATGCTTCTTCCAGAGCAGCAGCCAAGAAAGCAGCAAAGCTGGATTGGCATACCACTCAAAGACACCGATGAGCGGGCCGAGGAACCCCATGAGCAGTTTCTCGTAGGAAAGGCCGCTATGCATCTCGCTGCTGGCCGACCCCACCGTATATGCCGGCAACACCAGGCACACGATGAAGGCGAGCAGACTTAACCCAAGAAACCCTTTGATCACACGTCGTTCGGTTTCATTGGAAGGCCCCGGCGTATCTATGCTCATGAGATTTTGTCGTCCTTGAACGCTGTATCGAATCCGGGGAGTCTATCGGAACCGAACCTAGCTGTTAGGGCGAGGATTTTACGCGCGCCGCAAATAGGCCGAGGAGAAAGCACATTACCGTGCGGCACACTCTCGGGATCGTTTCTGACTTTGAGTCTCTCGCTGTGGTTTAAGGAGGGGGTTTTCAGCGAAGAACCGTGACCCGCCTCACCGTCCGCTTACCGGCGCCCTCGGTATTCTGGGTTAGGCCTGGAGGGCTGTGGATGGAAGGATTCCGAAGGCAAATTGGTCGGGTGCTAGCGCTGGTAGCGCTGTGGACATTCGCGACAGGCGGCTGGGCGGCAGACTTCCGCTTGGAACGCTTGGATGCGTCCAGCGCTTTACCACCGGAGCAAATCGTTGCCGGTGCCCGTGACAGCGATTTTCGTTCGGTCGGCACAGCCGAACTGGTCAATCCGACTGGAGCCCCACGGTGGTGGCGGGTGACCTTGCTGCGTTCGGTCGCGGACACGGAACTGCCCCAGTTGGTTTTCACCCACCCGAGCCGCAAGACTATCGAGCTTTGGCAGCCTGGAGCCTCGGCGCCGTTTCGACGTGCCTCGCACGATCCCCAAAGTCGGGGAGCTCGATCCACGCGCTTTCATGTTTTCGGCCTGGAGCCAGATCTCCAGGCCGGGGATGTCCTGTACCTCAGGGTGACCTCGAAAACCCGAACACCGTCCGTTCTTTCGATCGTTCCGTTGGCAGATGTATACGAAGCGGAGCTTGCTCATGTCCGCTACCGGACGTCTGTGTTGGTAGCCCTGGCGCTGATATCGGTGCTGGCGTTTGGCTACTTCATAGCGTTGAGCGAGCGCGGCTATGTCTACTTGGGCCTGACTTTGGCGGCTCAGCTGAGCAAGCTAATGATCGACGGCGGCGAAATTGCTCAGTGGCCCTGGCTTGCCGAGATGGCGGCTGATCGAAGGGCGGGCATCGTGATCAGTACAGCCGCCGTGCTGACGGGAATCCGGTTCATCGCCTTCTTCCTCGGTCTATCCCAACATCAACCTCGTATCGCACGTGCATTAAATGTCTGCAGCGCCCTCCTGGGCGGACTGCTATTGATTTCGGTGATTCAGGTCTGGCCGATTAGCGCTTACTTCGGCAACACTGTAATGCTCGCGGCTTTCAGCATAGTCGCCATTGCTGGACTTCGAGCACTGCGGCGGCACCAACGCGAAGCGTTGTACTTGCTCATCGCTTGGGCGCCAGTGATGGCCATTCTGGTCGCGGTCGTGGGGGGCTATCAAGCTTGGTGGCCCATGACCGATTGGATCGAATCGTCTTTACCTGCCGGTCTCGCTTTTAGCGGCTTCGGTCTGTTTCTTGGATTGACCGACCGCCTTCGTCAGCTGCGAAAAGACCGCGACGCCGCGCAGCAACGATGGACGTTCGACAGACTGACGGGCGTCATCACGCGCGACGCGGTTGAAGTCATGCTTCTGGAGCAGATGAAGCGCGCTGTTCGCTATCGACAGCCACTGGCCGTCATCTTCATCGACATTGATCGTTTCAAAGAGATCAATGACCGCTACGGTCACGTGGTCGGGGATGACGCCATCCGTATCGTGGCGATGCGCGCACGAAACTGGCTCCGCGCGGAGCATTTGATCGCGCGCTATGGTGGCGACGAGATGCTCGTGGTGCTGTATGGCCAAGATCAACGCGCGGCCGTCGAGGTCGCCGAAAGTTTGCGCATGGCCGTGACCCTACATCCCATGTCGATGCAGGGACTCCAGTTGCCCGTCACCCTCAGCATGGGGGTCGCGGATCTGCAGGCGGGCGATACCCTGACCGATTTGCTGAATCGGGCAGATGCTGCGCTCTACCAAAGCAAGATGAATGGGCGAAATCGAGTCACTGCCCATAGTGCCGTGGTGGACACTTCCTCTCAGCCCCCTGCGGCTCGGAGACTATCGCCCGAATCTGTGAAAGGCATCAATCTCTAGCGCAACGGCACCGGAGCCTGGGTCGACGCGGGCTAGATTGGGGAGCGGCCAAAGACACACGGCCGCACTTATCCGCCAATCCATAGGGGCTTTGCCATGAAACTTCACAGAATCGCTGCGGTACTCGTTATGTTCGGCCTGTTGTTCTGCGCCGGCTGTGAGGTGCCGACGCCGCCGAACCTTGTCGATGCCAGTGCGAAAGCGGCGGGTGCTCAAGCGCAGCGCATTCTCGTTGAATCGGCTGCGGTCGCCGACACCAAGTAGGGTTGGACGTCCAAACCCGCGCTACTGGTAAGTCGCTGTCGTTTTGTTGTTCCGCTGAGACGTAGTCGAGGCGGCAGCAACAATTTTTGACGCTCACCGCGTTCATTCAATCCCTGCCTCTCGTGCTCTGGTCGCCGACGCGACCGGAGCGCTTTCCTGTGCGCGAACTCTTGATGGCTAACCGCAACACCACTATCACGCTGCTGATCAAGGCCAACGCCGCACAGCTTAATCAGGTCCTGGAGCAAGCCGGAATGCGCGCGCGCGTCTTCGGCGCCGATGCCGAGCGTGCCGGACGCCGGGCGAAGGACGGATTCGACCACTCGCGACTGAGCGTTGAGGCGATCGCCCGACAACTGAGCCAGGCGAGAACGCAGCTGGTCGCAATCGTAGGCTTGCAGCAAGCCGGTGAAGCGATCGGCGGTTTGGTCCGCGCCGCCGACAGCTATGCCAACCTGACGGCAAAGATCAGGCTCGCCACCAACTCGCAGGCGGGTTTCAACCAAGCCGAATATGCAGTCTTCGCAATCGCACAACGAACGTCGACAGCGCTCGACTCGACCGCGTCGCTGTTCGGTCGTTTGAATGCGGCCCTGAAGGAGCAGGGGACGTCGCAGCGCGAAGTGCTCGGCCTGACCGAAACGATCAACAAGGCCTTGGCGGTCTCGGGTGCCACGGGCGCAGAAACCGCGTCGACGATCCTGCAGCTCAGTCAAGCGTTCGCCTCCGGCACCTTGCGCGGCGACGAGTTCAATTCGGTCAACGATGCGGCGCCGCGCCTGATGAAGGCGTTGGCCGACAGCATGGGCGTGTCGGTCGGGCAGCTGCGCAAGCTGGCCGAGGCGGGCAAGCTCACCAGCGAGCAGTTGCGCATCGCTTTCTCCGGTGAGCAGGCGCAGAAGATCGCGGCCGAGTTCTCGCAGCTGCCGTTGACCATCGAGCGGAGCATGATCCAGCTCGACAATGCATTTACGCGATTCATCGGTCAGCGCGATCAGGCGGTGGGCACCTCAACGGCCGTGGCCCAGTCGATCCGAGGGTTGTCCCAGAACTTCGAGGGCCTGGCCAACATGGCCGGTATTGTCGTAGTGGCTGCGTTGGGTCGCCTGATAGCGAACCTGATCCAGGCCGGCACGGCCAAGGTCAAGGCCATGCGCGAGGCCCGGCAGCTCGCTTTGGAGGAATTGGCCCAGGCGCGCGCTGCCGAGACCGCAGCGCAGGCCGAGCTGGCCCGCGTCCGTGCATTGGCCACTGCCGGCGCCGGCACGACGCGGGCGACCGCCGCCGAGGCGGCCTTGGCAGCAGCGCAGACGCGCACCGCCGCTGCCACTCAGGCGGCCACCGCGGCAGTGGGCGCCAAAGCCTTGGCGGTTCGAGGCCTGTCATCGGTGCTGACCTTGATGGGTGGGCCGTTGGGCCTGGCCATTACCGGCGTGACCTTGCTGGCGCTCGCCTTCGCGACGGCGAGCGAGAACGCGAAAGCGGCCCGAATCGAGTTCGAGGGGACGATCAAAGCGGCGCAGCGCTTCCGCGACCAGCAGGACATCGACAGCGGTGTAGATGTTGGCAAGCGCTTGATCGCCCAGCGCGAGCAGTTGCAGAAAGAGCTCTCGGACCTGGAATGGATCAAGGCCGGCTGGGGCGGTTCGCAGACCAACGGCGGGCAGAGCGCCGGCCGGTTCTTGTTCGGGGACGACCTGGACGGTGAACTCAAACGTGTTCGGACCCAACTGGCACGAACGAACAAGGAGTTTGAGGATGTTCGCCAATCGTTGACCGACCTGCGGAGCGCTCAGGCCAAGGGTGGCCGGACACAACAGCAAGTCACCCAGCAGACGGCCGACTTCACTAAGGCGCTGGGCGAGCAAAACGAGAAGCTCAAGATTGAGCGCATCGAGCGCGAGAAGGGCCTGCGGGCTGCACTGGAGTATCAAGCCGTAAAGGCGGCAGGACTCAAGGACGCAGCGCAATTGCCCAAGAACACGCGCGAGGCGATCGACGAGCAGGTTCGCGAGCGACAAGCGGCTCAGTCGGCAGTCGATGCTGGCAGAGCCAGAATCCGCGGCGAGCGAGACGCGGCACGGCACCAAAAGGCACTTGCGGCTCAACAAAAGCGCGATGCCGCCGAGCAGGCGAAGCTGAAGGCGCAGGAGCAAAAGAGCGACGACACGTTAGCGCGCACGGTGAAGGATGCCGAGATCTCCCTCATGCGCAACCGTGGGCAGGGGGCTGCGGCCCGACGTGCCGAACTCAACGAGGAGTACAAGCAAGCCCTGGCGGACCTACGTGCGAAAGGAAACAGCGCCGACGAACTGAAGATCAGGTTGCGCATCGATACGGACGTAGCCAAGGCCGAACTCGAAGATCTCCAAAGTCAGGTAGATCGGGTTTTCGGAGAACAATCGAGACAGGAACAGTCGATTCAAACGCGCCAGCAAGCCGGATTGCTGAGCGAGCTAGGCGCTCGGCGCGAGCTGGTGGACCTGCATGCGCGCACCGCCGCCGAGGTCGGCCAACTCCTACCGCTGCTGGACGCCGCCGCAGCCCGAACCGGCTCACCCGAGTCGATCGAGCGGGTTAAGGATCTGACGGCGCAAGTGGCTGCGCTCAAAGTCCAATCGAACGAACTGGTGGTCACCCTGACCAGCGGCTTCGAGTCGGGACTCAGCAATGCGCTCGAAGGTTTGGCGACCGGTACGCTGACCCTGCGGCAAGCCCTGACCGGCCTGGTGCAGGACATGGCGAAGTCGTTGGCGCAGTTAGCGGCGCAGCAGCTGGCGGCGATGGCGACTGCCAAGCTGATGTCGGTTGTCGGCAAACTGGCCGGCGGCAAGAACACCCCGGATCTCGCGCAGCCCGATCCGGTGCAGGCCGCCGCGGCCGGCGCCGCCTACGCCGTGCCGATCACCGGGGCCTCGGTCGCGCTCGGTGCAGCGGGTGCGGTGGTGATGAAGGCCGCGATCGCGATGCAGGCCGCAGCGACGACGATGTTGGCGGCCAAAGCGACCAAGTCGATAACGGGATACTCGAGTGGCGGCTTCACCGGCATCGGCCCGAAGTACTCACCGGCCGGGGTCGTTCACCGCGGCGAGTTCGTCCACCGACGCGAAGTCGTGCGACAGCCTGGTGCGCGGTCCTTCCTGGAACGGTTCAACCGGCTTGGTATGGCCGCGCTTGACGGGCTGCGCGGGTACGCCACTGGCGGATTCGTCAGTCCAGCGCCCCACACGTCAGCACCGGCACGCGGTCCCATTGCCGAACGACCCGGGCGTTCGGCGGACAGCGAAGGCGGGCGATCGCAGATCACCAACGTGCTCTACCTCGACCCCCGCGAGATCGTGAACGTCATGAGCACCCAGGCCGGTCGCCAGATCATCCTCTCGACCATTCGAGCGAATGCGCCGACCGTTCGTCAGGACCTCTATTGAACGTGATGAACGTCGCAATTTTCATGATAAATAGGGGTCAAGGCCGACGTGCTTCTTCCCCTAGAGCGCATCGCCTGAGGAGGCGGCTTGTCTCCGTGAACAAGCCGCCTCCGCTTTTTAGGCTGCGACTTCGTTTCTCCGGGTCTCGGTCGAGTTTTCGGCGCAAATTCCGGAGCAGCATTGCACTCGGGCAGACGGTCCCCACCCTCCGTTAAGGGCCTACGAGGCTGTCCGACTGGGGAGGGGCGCGTCGCTGCGCGCCCCCTCCCTTTTGTTGGATGTTTACGCTCGACTCAGCTGTCGAGTGAATCCGCCAGTGGCCTGTGGCCAAGCGTGCCGACTGAACCACATTTCTCTTTCTTCAGGCGATTGATAGCCTGGGCGGAAGGTTGCTGCTTCCCCAGGAGGTTCAACCCCACGCGATCGGAGCACACGCCGATCGCGTTTTCATTTTTGTCTTTGGCTTCGTTGAACATATTCATCAAGCACATTTACGCCTGCTTGAAAGCACACTGGCCGGAACGATAAAACTGATTCTGAAGACGGACACTCTCCCCAGAGGCCCTCGGCACGTCCGTCTGCGGGAGGGGCTTGTCCCACAGCAAGCTCCCCCGCTCTTACTCGGAGCTGTGTAACGAACTTTGACGCCGCTCCAGAGAGCGGCGTTCTTTTTGCACAGCTCGCTCTGCACTGTTAGTGCAACTCCTACTTACCCAATGCGATCGGCTCCTCGGGCCGGTCGCATTCTTCTTTGCGTGATCAGATGACACTTCGTACCGGTATTGCGACCGACTACTTCAATTTCCTCAATCAGCTTGAGGCCGCACTGTGTAGCGAGGGTCACGCCTGGGGTTTGCTGTACACCGGAGTGGGCAACGGCTCGCTGACTGGCCTGGACGGTACAACCGGTGGCTACCGCGGCGGAGCGGCGTCGGTCGCCGAAGCCTTCAACGTCACCGCGCTCGACACCGAGCGCTTCCAAGTGATCGGCACCGCCGCGGGCGATCTCGGCACCGCGCGGGTCGGCCAACCCTTTGAAACGGACCGGCTACGATTCCGGATCAACCCGGGTTCCGTCCCATTTGTCGCGGGCGACCGCTTCACCCTGAACACCTCGCCGGCTTGGACGTTGGTGCGACGCTATGGTTGTCGTAGCACCAACACACGGACTACGAACTTCGTCAATCCGACCGCCGTCTTCGACAACCGCATGGACACCACAGCTACGCGTCCGGTCGCGGATCTGCCGGCACACGCGACGATCGAAATGATCGGACCGGCTTCCGTCAAGGCGATGACACTCGGTATCGGCGACAGCGGCGCGCGCGGCCCGGCCGCGTTCGCGCTGCAACGCTCCGATGACGGCGCGACTTGGGCGTCCGTGCAAGCCTGGTCGGGGCAGACGTGGCCGACCGCCAAGATGCGGCGCACGTACCCGATTACAAGCGCGGCACCGTCTGCACGGTTCTGGAGGGTGATGATCACCGCGGCAGCGGGGGGTGATCCGCTGGAAGTGAACGACGTCAGCTTCCACACCGATCTCAATGCCGACTTCGAGCTGGAGGACCGGGCGCAGTGGATCGTGCAGGCGCCGGGCCTGGACGGGCAGAAGGCGATCTACATCGGCGCCGAGCTGTACGAAGATGCCGCTCGTGCTGCCTACAACCTCAATTGGTACGGTTTCCGCTCTCACAACCCGCTGCGCAGCCTGCGTACCCAGATCAACGTCAGCGGGCTGCGCTGCTTGCCGCTCCGCAACGGCCCATTTACCTACTGGCTGGCCATCAACGGCCAGCGCGTCGCCATCGTCGCCCGAATCGGCACGGTCTACGTCAGCGCTTACCTGGGCTTCGTCAACGCCTACGAGCCGCCGTCGATTCACGAGTACCCACTCGCGATCGGTGCGTGCGGGTCCACTGAGACGCTGACGCCGGATGCGACCGATGCCAACTTCCGCAGCTTCTTTGATCCCGGTCGATATGGCTTGGTGGTGAACTATCCGGACAACGTTTGGCGTATACACGCCAACCGCTACGCCTCCGGAGCGAATGAATACGGCGACAGCGAAACGCCGGGCAAGGTCTACCCGAGCGCGATGTCCACCTCGGGCGATCGCGCGTACTTGCGCGAGAACCTCGACGGTTCCTCGCCGGTGCTTCCCCTGATCCTGGGCAGCTCCAATCCGCGGCATTCGCTGGGCGAGTTCGACGGCTGCGGCTGGACCACGGGCTTCAGTACCGCGTCTGAGTCCCGCATCGACCAGGACGGTTCGGCCTGGATGGCGTTCCAGAACGCGTTTCGCATCTCACCCGACAACTACTTTGCCTTGAAGCTGGACTGATGGCGTACGCGACCTCCGCAGCAAACGATCCTAACGAGCTGCTCGACAAGCTGCGCCTGTTTGCCCAAGGCAACGGCTGGGCCATCGATGGGCTGCGTGATCGCACGACCAAGACTGGGAGGGCGCTGAGCCTGCATGCAGGTCCGCTGTATGCAACGTTCCTGACCGAGCTGACCGGCGGGGACGGCAATCGGCCGCCGCCGTTCGTAGGGGCCTTCGGCCACACCGGTTACGTCGCCAACGCTAATGCCGACGTACAGAACGAAGCCAGCGCGATTGCCTGGACCAACTACGCCCAGGGGCCGTACAGCGCCGTCCACTTCTTCAGCCAGGTCGCGCCTCAGCCGTACCTGCACATCGTGCTGGAAACACAAGCTGGCACGTTCAAGCACTTTGGCACCGGGCGCTTGGTCACGGCGGGAGCCGTTCATACCGGCCAGTACGTCTACGGCAGTCAGTGGTTCTACGACGCTAACCACATCAACAGTCCGGACGATCAACGCCATGCCGTGGCGTTTGACGATGCCTGGTACAACTTCGTCTCGCCGGTCACCCGTGTGCGCGCCGACTACGACGGCGTTGCGTCACGTTGGCATTCCGTTTCCGATTCGGACACGGATACACGCCGACTGCTGTGCGGATGGCGCGGTCGAGCTGCGCCGATCAACCTACTCAAGGATCTGGGACACAGCACGCTTACCGGCCGGGCGCCGGGTCAACCGCTGTGGTGCGCGGTGCCGCGTGGGGCGGGATTGTTCTCGGATGTCGGCCATCCGCCGGATCTGCGTTTCATCCGCTTGGACAGCTACGCCCCGGGCGAGGAGCTGACACTGGGCAGCGACCGATGGAAGCTGTTTCCGGTCCATCGCAAGAACGGACCGGCCGGCACCCCCAACAGCGGCATCTACGGCTACGCCTACCGCATCACCGACTGAGCCGAGCCCTATGCCGTGGACCGCCCTGTGGCCGCTGACCTTCAGCGGTCAGGGCGACTACTTCACCTCGCCGCCGGTCTGGGACGGTCGCGCCGGTGGCGCGCTCGGCTCGGAGCCGCGCTTCGGTGCACGCTCTGTGGCTGTGCCTCAGCACGTCGCGGACCAACGTCGTGGCGCGCTGCAGGCGATGTTCGGCGAAGACTTCTTCGACCGCATCCACGTCGAGCCGCGAGTGCTCAACCTGGGCAACGTCAGCAGCGTCCAGCAGCGCGCTGTGCGCGTCTGGAACGCCTACCGCGCCCGAGCCCTGACGCTGACGGATGCCGCGCTGGTGGCCGGTGAAGGCATCGTACTCACGGCCCCCGGCGCAACGCCGCTACCGTTCGCTCCGCTGTCGGAGCGGACCTGGCAAATCGCAGTCGGCACTGATGGCCCTCCGGTCATTGCCGCAACGCTTTCCTTTCAGTTCGCCGGGTTCGGCGCGATCCCAGTCGTCATCACCGGCCAACGGATCGTCGCCTGGGCGTTTGCGCCGGATTGGTCGCGCGGCGTGCTCGAACGGCTGGCGTGGAAGACCGACATTCTGACCAGTCCGACCCAGGTCGAGCAGCGCCGCGGCTTACGTTCCGCGCCGCGCCGTTCGTTCGAGGCCAGGATGATCGTGGACGGCCGCGAACGGGTACTGCTGGACCTCGCCGTATTCGGCTGGGGCGGACGGACCTGGGCGCTGCCGATCTGGCCCGATGTGCAGTGGCTGGCCAACGAGCATGCACTCGGTGTGCGGGTCATTGCCTGCGACCCAGCGCATCGCGACTTCCGTGTGGGCGGCCTGGTGCAGTTGTGCGGCAAGACCGCCTTCGAGGTCGAAGTGGCCGAAGTCGAGGCCATCGGCGCCATCTCGATCACGCTGCGGCATCCGACGACGAAGGCGTGGCCGCGCGGCACTCGGCTGTATCCGGTGCGGACAGCGCGACTGGCCGAACTGCCGAAGGTGACGCGGCTGTCCGATCAAGCCGCGGCAATCAGCGCCCGCTTCGACATCGTCGAGTCCTGTGACTGGCCGACCGTGGCGGACGCGCCGATGTATCGCGGACACCCCGTGTTGGCGCAGCGGCCGGATGAAACCGAGGCCCTGTCGAATGGCTGGCAGCGGGTGCTATTGACGCTGGACAACGATTTCGGCCGACCCTTCGTGATGGACCCGGCCGACTGGGCGGCGGTTTCGCAGGCCCACCATTGGCGCATGCACGGTCGCGCCGAGCGGTCGGCGGTCCGCTCCTGGCTGTACACCCTGCGCGGGCGCCAGTGTGCGGTCTGGCGGCCAACGCATGCCGACGACCTGGTCCTGGTCGCTAACGTCGCCGGCACGGCCACGGCGCTCGATGTGGCGAACGTAGGGCTGGCGCGGTTCGCCGGCTTGCGACCTGGCCGACGCGACTTGCGGATCGAGTTGCGAAACGGCCAAGCCATCCACCGCCGGATCACCGCAGCGGTGGCCCTGGACGACGAGATCGAGCGACTGACGATCGATACCGCGATCGGTGTGGACATTCGTCCACAAGCGGTCCAACGCATCAGCTTCCTGGTGCTCAGCCGCGGCGACAGCGACGAGGCCGAAATCGAGCACCACACCGACAGCGACGGCGCCGCCGACGCCTCCCTAGTCCTTCGCGCTGTGCGCGACCCCGATAGCGACGACAGCGGCCCCGCCCCGGCATGAGCTTTGAACAGTTGGAACGATCGACTGCCGCGGGCAACCCGCGGCGGCTTTACGAGTTCGTGCGCGGCGCTCGGCGCTGGCGCTACACCGGTGGCGATCGCGACTTCGCGCTGGATACCCAAACCTATCGGGCCATCGCCGTTCGGGATGATGGAATTCGCCAGTCGGGGCATGCGGCCAGCGACATGCTGACGATCACCGCGCCAGGCGACTTTGAAGTCGCCCGTCTCTATCGCGGGCTGCCGCCTTCGAGCGAGGTCGCCGTTGTCGTCCGCGATGTCCACGAAGGTGATGGCGATGCGCGCGTGGTCTGGATGGGCCGCGTAGCGGGCGTTAACCGGCCGTCGCTGGAAAGCACCGAGGTCCGGTGCCAATCGCTTGATGCCGCGCTCGGGCAGCCTGGCCTGCGTCTGGCCTGGACGCGCGGTTGCCCGTACACGCTCTACGACCGCAATTGCCGGGTTAACCCTGAGGCTCATCGCGTTCCGGCCTCGCTGACCACGCTCGCCGGCAACGTCGTTACGGCCGGCATCTTCAGTCAGTACCCGGACGGCTGGTTCGCCGGCGGCTTTCTGGCGTGGGATCTGGGCGAGGCCGGTTTGGAGCGGCGGGGCATCCGTACGCATGTCGGCGAGCGTTTGGTCCTCCTCGGAGCGGGTGACGGTCTGCGTATCGGCCAGGCCGTCGTCGCCTATGCCGGCTGCGGCCGATCGATGTCGATTTGCCATAGCAAGTTCAACAACGCCCCCAACTACGGCGGCGTACCCGGCCTGCCCGGTAAATCGCCGTTCGACGGCACGCCCCTCTTCTGATTCGCGGAATCTCCTCATGAACATCTGGGTCCAGCTTGCGATCTGGGTCAGCAGCTACTTCGTCTCGGCAGCCGCACGGCCGAAACCGCCGCAGCCCAAACCCGCTGCGTTCGGCGACTTCCAGTTCCCTCAAAGCACCGAGGGCACGCCGCAGTCGGTGGTGTTCGGCGATGTGTGGACGCCGGACTGGATGGTGCTCGGCGTCGGCCAGTACCGGACCCAGCCGATCAAACAAAAGGGCGGCAAGAAGTGATCGTGACCCTCGATCACCTACGCCGCGCGCCGGGCTTTGGGCCCCGCCCGGGCTTCTGTGCGCGGGGCGGACGCGAGTGGTTTGCCTACTACGGCCTGGACTGGAACGCATTCCTACGCAACGGCATCGACGCCGAGACCATCGAAGCGACCGGCGACGCATTGGGGTTGCACCTGGTCGCGTTCGCGCGCGCGGAGGCCGAGCGTGGGCAGCAGTAAGAAGCAGACGGTCGGGCATCGCTATCTGTTCGGACTGCATATGGGCCTGTCGCGTGGCCCGCTGGACGAGCTAGTCGAGATCCGGGTCGGCGACCGCGAAGCCTGGAAAGGCTCGGTCACGAAAACGAGTCGTTTCTTCATCAACAAGCCTGACCTGTTCGGCGGCGACAAGGGGGAAGGCGGAATCAAGGGGTGGTTGGACGTGCTAATGGGCGAAGCGGCCCAGGCGGTCTTGCCTGCGTTGGGCGCACTGCACGGCGTCCCGACGCCGGCCTTCCGCAACGTCACCACCCAATACTTCGACGGCCAGATCGCGGCCAACAATCCGTACCCGAAGCCCTGGAAGATGCGCGTGCGCCGCGCGCTGGCGGGATGGGACGGCGCACCCTGGTATCCCGAGAAGGCGGTGATCTGGCTCGCCAACGGCGCTATCCGGGCGATGAATCCTGCGCACATCCTGGTCGAGTGTTTGACCAACCGCGATTGGGGCCGAGGCCTGGACCGGGGCGTGCTGGATGAACCCAGCTATCGCGCCGCCGCCGACACGCTGCACGCCGAAGGGTTTGGGTTGTGCCTGCGCTGGAACCGACAATCGCCGATCGCCGACTTCATGCAGGTCGTGATCGACCATGTCGGTGCCGCTCAGTACACGGATCGCTCGACCGGTAGGCTGACGCTGAAGCTGCTGCGCGATGACTACCGGATCGAAGACCTACCAGTGTTCGACTATGAGTCGGGCCTGCTGGCTATCGAGGAGGACGAGGGCGCGGCGCAAGACGGTGCGATCAACCAACTGATCGTGACGTGGTACGACCCGATCAAGGACGAAGAGCGACAGATCCGGGTCGAGGACTTGGCCGGTATCCAAGCCGCCGGCGGCGTGGCTTCCAGCACGACGGACTATAAGGGCCTGCCGACCGCAGAGCTGGCAGGGCGGGTCGGCATGCGAGACCTGACCGTTGCCTGTTCCGGGCTCAAACGGTTGAAGCTGCGCTTCGACCGCCGCGGCGGCCTCCTGGCGCCCGGCGGCGTCTTCCGTGTTCGCGAGCCGTTTCGCGGCCTGGACAACCTGGTCTTGCGGGTCGGGACGTTTGACGACGGCAAGCTGGCCGAGGGGGCGATTACAGTCGCCGCAGTGCAAGACGTGTTCGGCTTGCCTACGACGGCCTATTTGGAGCCGCAACCTCCGGTCTGGATGCCGCCGGACCGCATCCCGCAGCCGTCGCCGAATCGGCGGTTGATCGAGGCCAGCTACCGCGACCTGGCCAGCATGCTCAATGCCACGGAGTTGGCGGCTGTCCCGGTTGATGCCGGTGCCGTTCTGGCGGTGGCCGAACAGGCGGGCGGCCTGGCGCTGAACTACGTGCTGACGACCCGTGTCGGCAGCGGCGAGTTCAGCGAGGCCGGCGTCGGCGATTGGTGTCCGACCGCTGTGCTGGCCGAGGCAATGACCGCCACCACGGTGGCGATGCAACTGGCCGCGGGTCGAGGGCTGGATCAGATCACGGCCGGCACGGCCGCGTTGGTCGAGGACGAGATCGTCCGCGTCGTCGCCATCGACCCGCAAGCGCAGTCCGCCACGTTGGCGCGGGGGTGCGCTGATACGGTGCCCGTGTCACACGCGGCCGGTGCGCGCATTTGGTTCTACGATGATTTCGCAGCCAATGATCCGACCGACTACAGCGTCGGCGAAACCGTGCAAGCGAAACTGCTGACGCGGACCTCCAGCGCGCAGCTCGATCCCGCGCTGGCGCCGGTGGACACGGGCAAGCTGGCCCAGCGGCAGGCGCGGCCATATCCACCCGGCGACCTGAAGCTCAACGGTCTGCGCTATCCGCCGTCGATCGACGGCGACCTGGTGGTGTCCTGGGTCCACCGCGACCGAAAGCTTCAAGCGGACCAATTGGTCGATCACGGGCAAGGATCGATTGGCCCGGAGGCGGGAGCCACCTACGTATTGCGGCTGCTTGACGACATCGCCGGGAGCGTACTGGACAGCCCGATGGCGATGGCCGGTACCAGCTATGCCGCGCCCCTCAAGGGCGCCTTCCGGCTGCGTGCCGAAGTCGGATCGATCCGCGACAGTCTGACGAGCTGGCAAAGGGCAACTCACACCTTCGATTTCAAGAATGGATTGCTGCGCACGGAGACCGGCGATGAACTGGTCTCGGAGGCGGGCGACTACCTGCTCATCGAGTAAATATGGCGAATCAGAAACTCTCCCAACTTCCTGCAGCCAGCGCGCTGACCGGCGCCGAGCTTGTACCCGTCGTGCAGGGCGGGCAAACGCGAAGTACGAGCGCGGCAGCGATTGCCGATCTCCGTAAGGGCGCATGGCAGGCGCCAACGCTCAATGCGCCGTGGACGAACTACGGCGACGTCTTCGCGTCAGCCGGCTACCGACGCGATGGAGGCCGGGTCCAGTTGCGAGGGCTCGTGAAGGCCGGTGCTGGCGGAACCGTCATCTTCGTGCTTCCGGCAGGTTTCCGCCCGCCCGCGCAGCAGATCTATACGGCCGTGAGCGATTCGAGCGCTCAGGCACGTGTCGACGTGAAAACAAATGGCGAGGTGCTGGTATCGCAACCGGGTGCCGGCGTACTCGGTTGGCTATCCCTAGATGGCATAGGCTTCTTTACCGATCCGTAG